AGTAATTCAAACAATCGCCCATATAATCGTCATAGCTTTCACGATTATCTATGTAGTCGCTAATAAACTTCGTGGCAGCTTCCTTGGTAAAACCTCTGAATGTTTCGCCCGTTTCATCCTCAATATCCTCAATAAACATAAGCTGTTTAAGTGTTGGAATGTTGTTGGTTTTACTTAATTCGCCGTACCAATCGTAAAAGTCAAGTTTTCCAGTTCCATCAAAATCGACGCCAAGATTGTACCTAACAGTTGCGATGATGCCACGCTCAAATTCATCAAGCTCATTATCAGTAATTTCAACGTCGCTGATTTTTACGCTAACTTTTGGAGCGTCATAGTCGGTAACAAACAGAATATTATTCGTGTTGAAATCTGACGATAACTCCCACTCAAGGTCGCGCTTAATCTCGTCAAGCGCAGACTGGTCTTTATCAATTCGACTGGAAACGTCAATAGTTGCTCCAAAAATCTCCCAAGCAACATTAAATCTTACTGAATAGATATATCCGTTAGCTACTTTCTCTTTAATAAACTCTTGAATTGGAGCTGAGCCATATGCGCGGTCTAGTCTCACTGTTGCCGCACCAACTTTTGTTGGCACAGTTTCGTATACACGGTTGATATGACTAGCCACGAGGTTTGCCAGACTTAAAGTTGCGTTGGTATCGAGTTTGATATTTGGGTCAGTAGATTTAAACAACGGCGCTGTAATGGTCGCCAGAATATTAAAATCCGTGTTGTAAGTAACATCGTATGCCATAACAAGTCCTTTCTGTTTGGTACGTCTAGTATACTACCAAACAAGCTCGTTCATAGAATATCCATAATTCATTTCGGTGAGTTTTCCCGACTCGTCAATGTAGAACTCGTATGGAATATACAGCGTCGTATCACCCGCATAAGGATTGCTCCAGTCTGGTTCGTGTAGATACACAATTCCGTACCAACGTTTCTCGGACTCGGAATACTCAAAGCGGTGTTCACAATAGTTTGCCTTAAAATCTCCGTTGAAATAATCCTCGGCAATAGCAATGGCTTGTTCGCGCGTAATCATTTGTTCTCCAATCGTTGTGGATATAACTATACCGCAGAATTTCGCCAGAGTCCAGATATTTTTGAAATTATTTTATATGAACACCGTTCATATAATTATGCTCAATCGTACATATCTGATAAGTTAGCTGCGGTTAACTTTTAAAAGTCGGAGCCATTTTTTTGCGTTCAAAGCCATTTGCAAAATCGAAAAAATGGCTCCGAAATGACAAAAAATGGCTTCAAACACCCCACTTGACCTGCGCGTACCGTTTTCCCTGGTAAATCGCTTGAAAAAAATGGCTTCGAAAAATGGCACTTGACCTGGGAAAATATGTTTCGGAGCCACTTTTTTAACCAAAAGTGTGCAAAACCCCTCGCGATTTTACACTTGCAAAATTCCATATACTTTTATCCCTTTTCTATCAAAAAAATGGCTTTGAACGAAAGAATAGCAGGTCAGAGCCTATTTTTGGACGCCATTTTTTTCAATCCATCTACCTGCGAAAAGGGTATGCCCAGCTCAGAGGGCTTGTTTTTGGTCGTTTTCTGCCTTTTCGAAGCCATTTTTTTCATTTTCGGAGCCATTTTTTTATTTTGCAAATGGCTTTGAAAATGGCTTCGTAACTGTTTTGTCCATGCAAATCATCAAATACTACATATTTTTACGTTTTATGAATGTTGTTTCATATAACTAATAAATGGCTCCGAAACCGTGATTTTGAAATGAACGTTTTGAACGTTTTGTCTGTATACAAATAATGCGGGGAAAGCTCCTTGCGCTTGCAAGAAAACTCTCCCCGCGGTCGATACATACAGAAAATGGCTTGTTGTAATCGATTCTGAGACACATTATTGATACTTGTTGTGTATTGCCAAGTCTTTGGCGTCAATATCGGTGTATATAAGGTCATTATCAGAATCATCAAGGTCAATTCGGTCAACCACAATGGTGGCGTCTACTAGCACGGAAAACTCTGCGTAATCATTTTCGTTCATACTCACTATCCAATCTCACGCACATCTAAACACGACGTATAGAGCATGTCAAGATACTCAACGCCAAGCCCAGCTCTATTTGCTGTGCTGATTAACACGTCTTCGAAGATGTCGTGTATTTCTTCTTTCGAAACATTCATTTCCAGGACAACTTCAAATTCGCCGTTTATAAACGTTCTCGCAGAGCCAGAGTCTGAGATAGATACTTTATCGTTTAAGGGCAAATGCACTTTTAAAATATACATACCGAACCTTGCTCCATCGGTATACTCATGCAAATAAGCCTTAACCTCATGCTTAATGTTTCCAGTTAACGTGTCGAGAGACTTTTCAAGTTCGTAGCGACTTGGGAAATAAACGTTCTCGGACTCGAAAAGTTCTTCTAGCTTTGCGTATTTGACTTTGTTTGCCCCATGCTGATGTTCTGTTAGAGTACCTAACAAAAGAGCCACGTCAATATCTGCCGTAATCTGAAATCTATTCATAACTAATCTCCTTAAAAATCAAAATCAAACCAAGTGATTTTATCGTAAATTCCAGCGTCTTTCAGCGCACGTCTCATTACGACATTTAATGCTTGATATAGTTTAATGTCGTCAATATAAGCATTTACATCTGTAAATACATCTGCGACGATTAAGACCTCGCATCTAGCGCCAATATCCCCGTATTCATCATACCAAAGTGTGTAGCCTGGATATACGATATCGGCGATATCTACATGGTCAATTTCTGTTGTAAATTCGGTGCGTGTGTCGCGTACGCAACCACCGTTTTTGCCGAAAGCGTTTTTGATATCGCGATTCGCGATTTGTAGCACTTGCTGTGCAATCTTGTCAATGTGTGTTTTGTCCATCAAATCGAGTTTGTAATTTCGATAACGCTCAATGAATACTTCTGGCGCAATAAGCTGGTTGACGCACCACTTGTCGTCATCAAGCAACTCAATGGTTCCAGCGTCAATATCAAATGAAAACTCGATTGAAAATGTTTTCTTATGCATGTTTACACTCCTTAGATTTTACATTTCAACATCGTTAACGATGCTTGATAGACCAGATTTCGCTATCGCTTTTTCAATAGCTTTGTGTAGCATGTCCAATAACAGCTCATTGGTTAATTTATGGTTTTCGTCTGCAAATATATCAAATTCGATATCAAACCTACAGGTTACACATACCGTGTTATCAGTATCAATCCAGAACCAATATCCCGTGGCTATAACATCTTCAACAACAAAGCCGTTGAACCCAACATCTTTACGTGGTTGGACACACTCAATTCCGTTTGTAATTGCAGGCTCAATCTTGTCAATAATCTTAAAAATATCTTGCTGGTCTAACAAATTGGTGCAATCTTGAGCGTACTTGTCCGCAAACTTATCTTTAGTAATAAGCGTCTTTACTGGAAAATCATCATTTGATGGATTAAACTCCCCAGCAATAATATAAAACATCACTTCCATGTGTTGTTTCAATCACTCGTCTTTAACACTTGCAATATTAAGTATACCATTTCACGACAAAAAACGTTGACAAATTTTGATTTTCACAGTATTCTTAAACCAGAAAGTGAGGTCGCATGACTAAAAACTATGTCATCAAATACTGGAACGGTTGGTACATCAACGGCATTGCGTTGCCTTGCAACTGGATTGACGTTGATACTGATTCAATCGAACACATGTTCGATGAATACAAAACACTACCCAATCGCCGCGATACGTATTTCGAGAATGTGTTGCTGCCACCGTTTGTAGATGTATTCTATGAACTGATTGAGCAAAACTTACGTGTTCCAACGCCAGTTGAATTTTACAACGCGTGGTTAGAGTTAAACTGTAATGTTTGCGAGAATGGATTTGTGCTCAAACCTCACGCCGATACTAACAAAGGTGAACATTTTAATACCGTGTTGCCACGCAAACCAGAGTTATTTTCGTTTGACGAACTCAAATCGAGGATTGCTCGTGTTTATCCTGCTCTATATCGAGAGTGCTATCTCATGTATCATCTGCACGGTTCGAAGAACACTAACGATGATAAGTTTAACGGCGTGGATATGGTTGTAAACTACAAACGTCTGGCAATCTTTGATGATACTCGTAGAAGTGTATCAAAACGTGAGATTAAGAAAGTTACTGGTGGCAAGGTTGATTTAGAGATTCACTCGAACTTTACTAACAATTGTGAACAGTTACCGTGTGGATTGTATGTTTACACAGACGAGTTTATTGACTGGGTTCGAGAAGTTTGTTACGCGGAATAAAAAATAACCCCCGGAGAATTACCTCCAGGGGTTAATCTTATTATCTGAATCCGTAAGAAGACTCAAATACATACTCACCGATGTTTAGGAAATTATCACCATCGGCGCCCAAATCCTCAGCGAGTCTCTTACCAAATAAGTTCATATCAACAAAATCTAGTGGGTCACGCAACGAACCATAATCATTATCCGCGAGGTTAAATGCTTGATACAGACCATCTTGAAGTTGGTATACGCCAAAATCATATTCAGTTGGATAAACAATTAACTCATGGTTCATCCACGGTTTCTCAACACTCGGTTTACCGTCGTCATTCAATTCAATACCCAGTCGATAAAGCAACCAACTGGCTGCACGATAATCCGATTCAAGTAGTTCACTAAAGTTATCGTAATCTTCGCATGCCCAATTCATACTTACCACCCATAACTCGTAGTTACAATTTTACCGTTTGGAAGTTGACAATACACACGAGCATCGCCTGTATCAATTAAACGTTGTCCGAATACTTCGAGGTCAATAAAGTAAAGTGGATTTGGTGCGCCACCGAAGTCGCCGCCTAAATCATGGTTCATATACCAACCATCGACTAACTCGTAAACAGCGTATTCCTCAACGTCTGGATAGACTATGAGCACATCGTCCATCCAAGGCTTTGTGCCGATATCAGACTCATCTAAATCAAGTTCTTTCAATAACAAGGTCGCAGTTTGATGGTCGCCTTCAAGAAGCGCATCAAAATTGTCGTAAAAAGTAGAAACGTAGTCCATTTTCAAATCCTTTCAATCAAAGTTAACCTTGGTTAACTTTTATTATTTCAAGTCGGGGAGGACATAAATCCACCCATCTGAGTAAATTACATTTTTAAGACCAGCATCAAGAATGTTGTATCCAAGCTCATAAAAATCAATCGCGCTTTCAAGATGAATTGGTCGCACGTTTGGTGAATCGAAATTGATAATGTCCCCATAAACACCGTCAGTCATTTCGTAAATTCCAAAATCTTCCAATTCAGTAAATATACAAACTTTTCCACGATAATCGTGAGTGCAGCTCTTAATGCACGCCACTGCGTCTGGATGTACCTCCCATAACTCGTCAAGTGAGTTATACGTGGAATATCATGCTTTATACATGTCAAATCCTTTCGATTAAGCCTTCATGTCCGTGAGAACGAACACCTTTTCACCGAATAGGAACACGTTTTTGAGATTCAGATTCTCAACAATATCGCGACCAAGAGAATCGAAATCAATAGCATCTTTTAGATTGAGTATTTTCGCATACGGTGTGTCAAGGTTAACAAGATTCCAAAGCTCGCCTTCATTTAGCTCATAGATTGCAAATTCTTCAAAATTCTCGAACACATATACTGTTCCGCGGTACTTTGGAAACTTCTTGCCAATCTCTCTAGCTGCAAGGAAATAGTCATCATATAGCTCGATAAACTCATCATATAGCTCGATAAACTCATCATATACCTCATAAAACGCGTCGCGCATAGTAAATCCCTTCGGTAAAGCGATTAATGACTATAGTTTAGCACAACGACCGCCGTTTTTTTTTGCGAATTAGTAAAAGAGCTTTCTGTAAACAAGATGTCGCATCCTGCGATAAGCGGCGCCTCTAACACCGTCCAAGTTACTTCATAGAAAATTCACAATCTTTAATAACTGCAACGAGCTGCGAATTTGCTCGATTCACGTTTAATATATCAAAATTTTAACTAATTTAGTTAGAAAACTCAACGCATAAAATAAGCCACCGACAGTTCATACGGATAATCCGTACAACTTTGCGGTGGCTAAGTTATGCGTAACTTACATTACCTCAGAAGTTGTTTGGACGTCAATGTCAGTAGCGTCTGCACTATTCTCAATAGATTCGACAATCACATCAGCTACAGTCGTCACAATTTGTCTCTCGGTCAAATCACAGTAATCACCAACCTCGGCGGTAATGGTAAACTCAGCAACTGATTGTTCAGCAACATCAATCCAGTTTTTGCTCCCGCGAGGAACAAGTTGACCAGTGAGACGCTCAAGTCTAAAACTATCAAGTGAGCAATCGGTGATGGTAATATCATCAATACACTCGATTGGAACCTCGTCCACAATATCCTCACACGCAATTTGCGTGTAAGCAATACTCTCATTGAGATAGGTATTGCTCAAAAACGCGTCATTTACAGGCATTTTGCAAGACTTATGTTCAGCAAGCTCTCCATAACACTCTTGCTCACTAAAGTTATCGAGCAAGCCCGCACCTCTGCGGACAGCGTTAATGTCTGCGGTAATAGTAATCTCATAATTCTGTGGCATGGTAAACCTCCAATGGTTTAAATTAGATGTACCTTGTTTCGATAGTGATGCTATCAATATCCGTATTTAACTGTTTGGATAAGTCATTCTTAAAGAATTTCACTACCTCAAAAGCAATGTTCGGCGTGTTGGCATCGTCTCGGTTTTTAACCTTAACAATAATTACAAAACCAATGCCAATTTCCGTCATACCTTTAGTTGATTGACCATATGGTGATGTGGCTGTAATGTACGTTCTATAATATCCGATGTCCAAGTCTCCCGTGTACTCAACCGATTCAACGTCCGTCATTTCTGTAACGGCTTGTACGAGTTGGGCGGAGCTTTTATAGGCACCAAGCTCGATTGATTCCTTCACAAACTCAATTTCTTGTTCGTAAGCTGGTAGTGACGTGTCAGTAACGCGCTCCTTATAGGCGTTTTCACTGACCCCGAAATCACTTGTCGTGAATCCTGTTTCATCATCAACGAACTCAAACCCGCCGCGAACGTAAAGTTTTAGCATTTCACTCATGTCTAATCCCCTATACGACAAACGAAATTGCTGTATCCGCCGCGTAATCAAGCTCCTCGCGAATGTAGTGCTTTAGCGCTTCTGCAATACCCGCCGCAACAGCTTCTTTATCGTCAGAATCAGCGCACTCAACTCTGCAAGTTAGTTCAGCGACAACATCTGCATCGAACACGATAGTTGCTGGTCTGAGAGCACTAATCAACTCTGCGTTTATACTTAATGGTTGCGTATCAAGGTCATCAAATTCAAGTTTGACGTCATCATGCTCTTGATTATAGACGCGATGTGTGAACAGCGTGATGTGTCTGAAAATTTCGCGAATTATATCGTTCCATGTATTGCCGAATTCTTCGAGATTCAATGCATTTTGCTTGCCAGCGAGAACGTTGTATGCTTTAGTTCGTACAGCGTCTCGCGCTGAGAGCTTATTGTAAAAGTCGTAGTCTTTAAAATCGTTGAGGTAAAATAACTCACAGTCATTTTTGACATTACATTTCAAGTCGATTCCGACTTTAAACTTTTTAGATATTTTTTAATCCTCCCAGGCTCGCCTACTCGTAAACTTTTACATCGATGTCAAATACTACGCGAGCATACGTATTGACAATTTGCTCTGTTACGCGATAGAGCTTGGCAATCAACTCATCGTCCGAACCGTCATAGTCGTCTGGCACGTCCAGGTCGATTTCAGCAATCATGTTATGAAACAAAACAACCGCGTCGTCAATAATACTCTTTGCGAGAACGTTTTGTTCATCGAGTTTTACGGGGTAGATGTCGAAAAACTCGTCACCTTTAGCGTATTGACGTAAAACTCGTTTAAGTTCCTCAAACGTAGTATCTGGTCGCCAGTCGATTTTGTAATCCATTTCGCGTAATGCTTTTAACTCGGAAAACTCAAAGCCAACCTCACCATCGTCCATATTGACCTCAAAAGGCTCCTCGATGGTTAACTTATTAGTCGTCCCAACGGTATAGAGATAATCAACTGTAATAACAGCACGTCTCCCCATGTAAATCACCTCTCATAGTTTCGATTAGCGTATTTTACGCCCTTAACTACACAAGTATATCACACGGGGAGACAGTTATTTTTTGCTAATTTACTTTGCCCACTGATAAATGGTGCCAGATTTCCAATTCATATACTTTGGCACCGATTCGTCCAGATTGTTCTGGAAGTCGATATACATAAGTGGACGAGGATTCGTGACAATGACAATCAAAATGTCATTTCTGGTTGACAAATCTTGGAGTGCGCCAAATGCGTCAAACAGGTTCTTGCAATCAAAGGTGGTCATCTTGTGTGATGTGCGTCTGACACCTTTGCCGTCTGGGAGAATAACACCCTTATCGAGTTTAAGGTTCTCAATAGCCTTGTAATCAAACATGATTGAGAGTAGGTCATAGATGCGCTTATAGTCACCAGCGGTTGCTAGTGCGGTTGCAACCTTAAAGTTGCTAGAGACCTTTAGAGTCTGAACCTTGTGCGTATACTCGTTAAACTGTGCAATATAAGTAGCCATGTAATCTCCTATTCTTCGCAGCCACTATTGTCATTGTAATCATCGTCGTAATCGTAGAGATTCTCGTCCTCATAACGCCAGGTCTCCTTATCATCGAACATTTGTTCGGGTTCGTCTTCTACGACGGTGTAATGCTTTTTAGCGAGTCGCTTAATATCTTCCACTGAGTATTCGTCGGGAAGTTTCGACTCTAATAAATTATCGTGATGCCAGATAAGTTTTAGAATGTCATCATCTGGAACAGTATCGTACCAATAATAAATGGCAGTATCATTGTTAAAGCCTTCAACTCTGTTTACTTCGCCATCAAATCTGAGCACCTCAAATTCACCATTGTTAGCATTATCAATTGCTTGCTGCTTGCAATCAAAATATGCTACAAATTCTGGCTCTGGATTATCCTCATAAAAAAGCTCAAGATTGATTCCAAGTAATCCGCGAATATTGTCATAAATCGGTACTGTTGAGGTATGCTGTGTTGAATAATCAACCATGCGCGTCTCAACACCGCGCTTTATGGGAATCTCTCCGCGAACGTTAGTGATGATAACCTTCCAGCGCTTCTGGTCATATCGGTTATCTTTCTTAAAGGTTGTGTCCATAAACACCTTTCCATAGTTGTAATACCCAATTATAAACGCGAATACACCAATGATGGTCGTAAACTTTCAAATACATAAAAATTTCACACTCACGCGAGACACAAGTAATCCCCCAGCTTGTCGCCAGGGGATTGTGCGTATTTAATTATCGAACAACCTGTACGCGATTTGCGTAAATGAATGATGCTTCAAACATTGGCTTAATGAGATTGAGAATCTCACGATACGTATCGGAGGTCGTATCAATCATACCGTTCTCTTGCTCTTCTTTTTGAGACTCAAGTTTCTCGCTGATATTTACGAATGCATTAAACTCGGCAGTGATGACAGGAGTGACTGATGCAGTAAGCTCGTCACCCTCACGCGTGAGATTAAAGTCCTCAAAGTCCATAGAGCCGAATGGCTGAATCTGACGAACCGCAATGTCATACATGGTATCTCCACGGAAGTATTTAGGGTCATCCTTCTCGGGAGTTAGTCCAAACAGCTCAAAGTTGTGAGTCTTTGCGCAGTGTGGCAATGCGGTAGATAGTGAGGAACAAACGTCGGTAATTGCGCTTGCAATAGCATCACCATTGTCTCGCAGTGACAGATAGCCAAGAGAATAGGTATCATACCTACCCTGGCTAATATCGTGAAGAAGTCGTCTACGCAAATACTCCTTTTGGTCAGCAATGTCGGTAATCTCAAGCTCCTCAAGCTCTTGAACCGCAAGTTTATAGGTGAAATCCTGGAGAGTGTAATTCTCCTTGAGAGAAATCATCTGGCTTCCGTTAAATGAAATCATTTTGTTACCTCGTTTCTAGTCTACAAAAATGTCTGCGCCCACGTCATCAAAATCGGCGTCACAACCGTCTGGCATAGTTTCATAAGTGAGTGACTCAATCATTGACATGTTATCGAGGTCGTAGAACCAGTCATCCATGTCAGTATCGTCATCAACGTTGAACCTTGTCTTGTTGTGAATTTCAACATCGACGGGCGAGTAATACCCAACATTGCCCTTTTGGACGTCTTTTAAATTGAACTCAATCGTACAATTAGAGTAATCACAGTGATGAATTTCACTTAGCATAGGCAACAGATATTTTCCGCCATCTAGTGCCTTTTCAAGTTGCTTATGTAATTGTTGTGCTTCACTTTTTGAATCCGCGTCAAAAAATACGACAAAATATGCGGCAACTTGAATTTCTGCATTCAACATATTTAGCTCCTTTAGCAGTAAGCCATTATTACTCAATCAGTATAACACAATTCAATCTGCAAATAGACAAAAAAACACGCCCTAGCAATAATTGCTAAGACGTGTTTTAGTGTTACAGGTGAAGAACCCTGTCTCTGATTTCCTCAGTTCGACCTTGGTTCCAGAACTGAGTGCCCAGGTAGCCGCAAGTTCTTCGACAGACCGTGAGAGTATTATGGTCACGGTTTCCGCAGCGAGGACACTCCCAGTCAAGATGACCATTTTCGTCCTCAACGATTTGAATCTCGCCATCATAGCCACAAGCCTGGCAGTAGTCTGACTTGGTGTTCAACTCAGCGTACATACAGTTGTCGTAAATATGCTGAATGAGTTTGATGACGGCTTCGATGTTATTCATCATGGATGGTAGTTCTACATAACTAATCAACAAAGGTTGTATTTGTGTAACTTGTTAATTACGTATAGGGAAATTTTCAGCTTTTCTTGGTTACTTAGAGAGTTAGATAAGCGTTTTAGTTTATTAAGTTCGTCAGTACGTGAAAACTCGCGAAATACGAGTTTTTCAGCAACATATCTTTGAAATGCAGCAACCGCAATATCGTTTTGACGCGTGAAATGTACGGTAATGCCACCAAATGCTATCTTTGATTCCCATTTGTTTCGCGATGCGTTCCAATAGATTCCTTTCGTTGGCGATTTACTGTTTGAATCTTGACGCCTGTTAAGGGCATTTTGTTGTGTTGTGACTATTCTTAGATTGCATTTTCGGTTATCGAGTCGATTGCCATTGATGTGGTCTATAATGAGGTCATTTTTTCGACTGTCAATTCCAAGCACGACGTTGCTTGCGTTTCTCCCCGTGACTTTTCCTCCTGTAATAGCGTATCCATCTTTGTTTAACCGCCATTTGTGATATTTGAGCTTTTCTATATCCTCTAAGTCAGCTACAAATGATGCTGTGAACACACTCTTTTGATTGTACATGTTGAATGTAACGGTATTATGAGCGTAATCAATCTTATAATCATTCAAGTCATGGACGGTTCGGGGGATGTTGTCGAGGAACTTTCCATATTTGTATAGTTGGTGCCTGTGTTTTTGGCACAATGTATATCCACCGAGCCTGTTTTTCTTTTTAATTTCCCTGTTACATATATCGCAATGATACATTTCATTTTCCTTCCGACTATATCTTAGCGTAGGCGGTCAGACCTGCCTTTACACTTTTTGCGCTTCCTACGGGGCAATATCCGCAGTACACGTTAGTCTGTACACTTTCCTAGTGTTAACTAGGCTTAGCACGGTATCAGCTCGATTGCCGTCCACCGTTAGCACAACCGAAGTTGCACACCCGCTTTGCCGCGCGGTTCACAAAATTTCAAGGTGGCTTGATAAGTATTTAGAAACCACCTAGTGAGTATTTCTGGAACTCACCTTCGATGGTGAGTTTGCTGAAGGCATCAATATGCTCACGAACATTAACGTGGTAGCTGTTTGTAATGTAATCGTGGTCTGTAATGCCCTCGATGATACCAAAACGTTTTTGTAGTGCTGTGGCAAACTTATAGGTAGTAGATTCTAAAGGTGTGGAGTAAATTGAAAATCCAATATTACACTCAAGATTCCACTCATTGCACTTGTCATTTAAGTGTTTGAGAATCTCAATAGCAAATTTCTTTCCATCTGGCGTGGTGTGAGAAACGCCAAGCATTGCCATGACGCATTCGTAGATACCTGCATAGCCAAGCGAAATTGTTGAATAACCACCTCCAAGTAACGAATCGATGGTTTCGCCCTTCTCAAATCGAGCCAACGCACCATGTTGCCATAAAATAGGAGCGGCGTCCGATTTGGTATTCAATAGACGCTTGTATCTCCAAAGCAACGCTTCATGACAAAGTTCCAAGCGTTCATCGAGAATACGCCAAAACGCGTCCATATCTTTATGAGCCGATAAACCAACATCGGGTAAGTTAATGGTACATACCGCTTTGTTGAAACGACCGTAGTATTTTGGCGAGCCATCGTAATTCTTAGCACGAGCGAGATTATTCCAGCCGTTCCGTGTTTCGTCTACAGATAGGAAACTTCTGCACCCCATGTTTGCGAAGCAATCTCCTTCGCCAGGTAGTTGTCCGTTAGCAACTTTGTATTCTTTCATTTTCTTCTCAGAAATATAGTCAGGCACAAGTCGTTTTGCCGAGCACTTTGCCGCAAGTTGCGTAAGGTAGAAATACTTTGAGTTTTCATGGATGTTATCTTCCTCTAAGAAAAATAACAGCTTGGGAAATGCAGGTGAAATCCAGACACCCTTCTCGTTCTTGATTCCTTGATAACGTTGGCGGATAACTTCCTCAATGACCATAGCAAGGTCGTGTCTTAATTGCTCATCGTCACCAGCTTCATTAAGGTACATTACTGTTGATACAAATGGCGATTGCCCGTTACAACTTGACATGGTGAGGATTTGATACTGAATGGTTTGAACGCCACGAGTAATTTCTTTCTTTAGACGTTCCTCAACAATTTCGCCAATCTTGTCGATTGAAATGCCAGTACCTTCAAGTTCCTTGCAAACCTCTTTGCGAATTGCTTGTCTTGATACATCTACAAATTTAGCGAGCGGGGTATAAGACCAGGTTTGTCCACCAAATTGACAGGCACTTACTGCTAAAGACACCTGCGCCGCGATGTTACAAGCTGTTGAGAAACTGTGCGGTTTCTCAATGACTGCACCGCCAATCATTGTGCCATTTTGCAGCATATCGTCCAAGTTAACTAAGCAACAATTAGTGAGTCTCTGTAACGTATAGTCCATATCATGAACATGAATAAGACCAGCGTCATGAGCTTTTACAACATCTTCGGGAAGAAGTCGTCTACGAGCGATATCCTTACTCACGATGCCAGCAATATAGTCACGCTGAGTACTCACGAGGGTTGGATTTTTGTTAGAGTTTTCCTCATTGGCTTCCTCATTGCGGCAGTCAACAAGTGCCAGAATCTCATCGTCCGTCTTTTGACTTGCACGAACAATGTCTTTATTCTGGCGGTACTTAATATAATGACGAGCGATTTCAGACAATCCCTCAGCCATCAATGTTTCCTCGACCATATCTTGAATGTTCTCAACGGTGAGGTTTTCGGCACAATTACAACGTTCGACAACTTCATTCGTCAAATTATCAAGCGAACCAACGGAGAGTGCGTCGCACTCGTCAGCAGCTCGCTTGATGGCGTTACGAATCTTAGTTTTATCGAACGGAACGTGGGTGCCATCACGTTTAGTAACTTCGCGTGATGTTTCGGTATACATCATGCTCCTTTCGATAGAGGTTTACATTTTGTCGTGCCAACTCTTTGAGTCGCCACGGAAATATCCATTGGCAATTGCATCATCGAGGTAAGAGTCGGCGTTTTCGCGGACGTACTTGTCAAAGGCTTCCTCGGCGTGTTTTTTGGCTGCTTCCTCGCCACATCAAGCAATTTCATCATCGAGTTGGTCAGAAAACTCACTATGGAAGTCCTCATGCATAGCATCTTCTACATCGTAATAATTGAATACGTAGCCTTTATATAAAAGGTCTGGGTCGGCATAATCGTTGTAGTAACCGAACATAACATTCTTACAACCGCGCCAAGGAGCGAGAGATTGATATCGGTTCATAATTTTCACCTCCAATCACAATATCTTGTTTTGGACTACATAGTATATCACTAAACTTTGCGTCGCACAACGATAAAATAGATTGCGTACAATCTATTTATCGACATAAAAATACCCGAACACTTGTTCGGGTATTGGTTAGTGGATGAACGACGTGAGTACGAGAAGTACCGCAATAAGTGTTAACGCAGCTCCGATGCAGAGCACTCCCATCCATAGTGTGTATAGTTTGAGCAAATACACAGTTATACTCCCATAATGTTTAAGGTCACGATATAGCCAGCCATGGTTACGATTGCAAGACTTGTGTAAAACATCGCAGCTTGTCTGGATGTATACTTTGCTTCAAAATGTTCAAGCGCCCACAACTCGAGGAGTCCAACTACGCCAGTTAAGCTCAAACTAATGATAAGCGCTAATAACGACTTTGCCATTATCGCACCCACTCTACTTTGAGTACATAATCCATGTTAACGACTCTTGAAAGCTCAACGTTCTTGTAATCGTCCTTGTAATACTCGTGGCGGACGAAACATAGATAACAATCATCAGAGCGCATAAAACAAGTGTAAACGCACACGTCTTTTAACAGACCAAAATCTGCAGATGAATAGTGTGCGGGCATATCAATTTTGTCATGCCCGAGATGCAGAGCAGACACGAGCAGCACTCCATGAACACCGTCTTCGAACTCAAAGTCCTCTTGATAACCGTCTGTATAAATCTTGGTAAACTTTACGGGTAGCTGGTTATTTGTTGACATTGTAAATCCTTTCTTTCACTTCTTTGTGACTACAGTATTACATAGCCATAAGCCGATTGCAACACTTATTTTGGATTCACAATTTCTACACTAAAAGTTAGCCTTGGTTAACTTTTACAGGCTTTATTCAACCAGTTCATATAGACTCAGAGCGCGGTATAACGTCATCTCGATGTAAGTGTTGCCATTTTTATAGGCGCTAATTCGCAAATATGGATGCCCGCTAAAAACGCATTCTTCAACATCTGTTCGTCCGTCAAACATTCCCATTACTTTTAACTGCATGCTTATGTAACCCGTATCAAGAATCAAGTTAGTAAACTGCATCTCGCCCTTTGTCCATCTATTTGTTTGTTTGGCGATGCTAAACTCTTGAAGTGACATGATTTCTAGTTGGTCAACTTCATCAAAAATTGTGGATAGTTCGCCACTTGAAGTTACAGCGATAAACGTATACTCGCCATAGACTGACGATGGCGCCCATTCCCTCACGTTTAATACACGATAATATACCTTGCAGTATCCGTCATACTGGATAACTTTCAATTGTAGTCTAGGATTGAGTTGATATACGGTCTTTTTGTTGTCGCGGGAGACAACTTTAACGCGGTCTAATCTGTTCATAAACAGTTCCTTTCAATTAGTTTGCACAACTATCTCATAGTTTGCTCTTTAATGCAACACTTTCATAGAAATTACATTAAAAGTTAGCTTAGGTTAACTTTTATAGCTATGCGTGAAAATCCACGCCATTTTCAACGCGGATTTTCTGCACGAAATCGATTCTAAGACACGCAAATTTTGAAAACGTGTAATTAGTCAAGGACTTTTAGGCTTCCGATAATTTGCGGAGTGACGTTTCCCATCCACTCGTTGAGTCCTGGGTCTCCAACGACCTCAATCTGCTTACCGACAATATTGCCGAGCGACTTCGTATTCCAAGCCATAAATACAAGACCATTGTTGAGAGTAATCTTGAGGTGCTCATGATTTTTACCAAGGCAACGCATTTCGTAAATGTCGCTCTCATTTACCACCATACGAATCTTTGGCTTTTCAAAACCCTTACCGTATGGTTCACCATTGTTAATAAAATCACAGACGAGTGAAACGTCAACGTCCTTATCAAGCGTTGGATAATTAGGCTCAACGTACTCCTTATTTGTCGGAGTGACCTCTTTGAGGTAATACGTAATTGACTCCAGTGCGCGCTTGAGAGCTTCCTCACTCTCAAATGTTACACCGCATGCTTGCGCGTGACCGTCAGCGCTTGCACCGCAATCACGCAAGAGTGTTCGGTAATCGAGCCACTCTGGCGCACGCGCACTACCAGATAGCGTACCGTCCATGTTTCGAGAAAGCACAAGTGTCGGCGCATGATTAGCGCCCATAATCTTGTTAGCAATCAAGCCAGCAATCGCGTAAGGCGTATCGATGAAATAAGCCATTGGAGCGTAAGGCTGCTCACCAGATGTCTTGGCAAGCGGCGATGTAACGGACTTAAAAATACTGTCAGTCACAGACTTACGCTCATCATTGAGGGCGATGAGTTCGTCAATGTTGTGAATTTCGTTTCTAAATACATCAAACGCTACGTGCATATCGGCACCCATACGCTTGCACGAATTAAGCACAGGCACGACGTAAAAACCGAAACTCTCTGCGGTCAGTGACTTCTTTTTGTCAGTAATAAGTGACTTAACGAGCGCATACAAACCAAAGAGTGCGTCGTTGTACTCCTGTACAAAGAAACCATCGCGGAATTGAACCTTAACGAGTTCGTGCATGCGCTTGAGTCCGTCCATGACACATACGCGGGAATTGTATTTCAAATCCATTGAATCGCCGATTGTGCCAATAGCTGCAAACATTACAAGCTGATTGATAGCATCAAGCTGCTCTGGCATAAACATTTCAGCATAGGTCTGTACGACCTTGAATGCGACGTATGCTCCGCAAATTGACTTAAAGGGGAATTGGTCGGACTTCTGGCAAGGGTCAACAATTACCTTTGCTCGTGGAAGCTCTCCAGATTGCTGGTGGTGGTCAGTAATCAAAACTGTATAGCCAATAGACTGAGCATAGTCAACTGGCTCAAATGCGGTAATACCTGTGTCGCAGGTGATAATCGTTTTCGCGGTTGGGAAACAATCTTTGATAATGTCAATCTGCTCGTGCTGCAAACCGTAGCCAGCCGATGCGTCTGGTACATACAGTTTAGCGTCAAAACCAAGCTGATTAAGTCCAGCGTTGAGAATTGTTCCCGCCATAATACCATCGCAGTCAAAGTCTGGATATACCACCACTGGGTCAGTCTTTGCATTATGCAACTCGGTGCACAGTGTACGGATATTTTCCAGCTCACCATCTGCGTCACGGTTAATCTCGTCAAGGTTATCGGCGGTTAAATATGGATATGCCGCTTGAATTTTCTTTAGTTCGTCTGCAAAAGTCATGTTTCTAAGTCCTTTTCTTACTCGTATTTTTGCTGCATATAAGTTTAGCGGCGGTCGGTTGAGAAGTCAAGAACTTTTTTAATTCCTACAATTTACTAGGAATTAGAGCCACAAAAATGCCCGCTCGAAAGCGGGCAAATAGTTTACTTATGATTTACTTGGTCGAGGTGGTTGAGCCACTTAATGTTGTACGACCATGAACCATCTGTATTTTGAACAGGAACCATCCACGCGCCAGATGCGTCGTCTGAGCTATATTCACGACCGTCACGAATGTTAACAATAGTGTATTTGTGACCAGAGTTATCGTTCGTTGGAAATGCTACATAATCTCCGTCAGTTACATCGAACAACTCGTCAATACTGTTACCAAAAGTTATCTGTGGAGCGTGTACTGCGGGAGTCATGAAAGCTCGTGCAATCGCCATAACGAGCACAGCCAACACCATAAATACTGCAAGTACAATCAGAAAATCTTTATTGCGTTCATTCAGCTTCATAGACAGTTCCTTTCATCGACTTTGTGATTATAGTATACAAGAAAACCCAGCTAACCTTTCGATTAGCTGGGTAAATTCTTAATCTACACAATTTCTACAAATTGTCGATTAGTCGTTCTTCTTGCGAAGCAGTGCGTAGCTTGCGCCAGCGATACCAGCAACAATAAGTACGCCACCTGCAACCAGAAGCTCTGGGTTTACGCCCTCGTCGCCAGTCTTATAGACCTTCTTACGCTCTGGGTGCTTGTTAACAACAGTTCCTTGGTCAACGGTTACGCCGTTCTCAGAAACAGTCATCTCAAACTTAGCCATGTCAACGACATCCTCGTTTGCGGAGGTACGAATCTCCTCGACAGTATAGGTATCGTAAGGAAGCATACCCTCAGACTTCTTAGTATCCTTGGAAGCGTCAGCCTTAGAATCAACCTTAGCATCAGTAGTTGCACCAGCTGGGGCATCGGTTGCAGCAGGCTTTTCAGCTGTTGGAGTTGCCGCTGCGTTATTTTCTGCTACAGAGGTAGTTGTTGCGGCGTTAGCATTAGCTGCATCGGTCTCGGTAGCCTTTGGTGCCTTAGCCAAATCCTCAGCGGAGAAACCACTAAACCATGCAGAAGAAGTTGCGTCGAGCTTGCTCTCGTCGACAGTTCCGTCAGAAGATACTGCGGCATCGTTCTTATTAGCGGTTGCCTTAGTACCCTTAGAGGTATCAACTACACCGTCCTTGTCGGTAACAACGTAGTGAGTCTCGCCAGTAGTCTTGGAAGTAACCTTAAAGACAACGTTTGCAAGTGGCTTACTACCAGTACCATCGCTCTCGGTAACTACCTTAGTCCACTTAGCGTTACCACGAACGATTTGCTCTTGCTTGGTAGAGTGAAGGTCGGCGGTCAAAATTGTTTGAGTATCAACGCTGTCGTTGTTGTCAATATTGAGAACTGCGATGTCGTCATCTACGCCGTCGGCGTTATCGTCAGCAATCAGATAACCCTGTGGAGCCTTAGTCTCCTTAATAGTAATCGTTCCAAGTGGGAATGCAACTTTGCCGTCTGGTGAAACGAAGAACTCGTCGCTACCCTCTTTAACGAGGTACTTTTCGGTTGCTTCGTTGACGTTCTCAAGGTTGATTAATCCGTTCTCGTCAGTGCGAACGTTCCATACACGAGTTGGTTTCTCTGGGAGGTTATCCTTAGTGTATTGTCCAGCGTAATACGCAATCTGGAACTCTGCGCCAGCAAGTGTTGCGCCGCCACCAGCCTTTGGAAGACCAGTGTCCTTATCGACCTTCTGTACTGAGAGAGGGTCAACAGTATACTTCGCGCCGTCTTGAACAGTTTTCTCAGTGGTCGTATCGGCTGCAATAGAGAACTTTGTTACCTCGTCAGCAATCGCATAACCCTTTGGAGCCTTAGTCTCCTTGAGGTAATACTCGCCAGCATTGAGGTTAGCGAGAGAACCCTTACCAGCCGCGTCGGTTGTAATGGTACCAACAACATCAGTCATTGCTTCGTCACGATAAACGGTGTACTCTGCGCCCTCAAGAGAATAGCAGTTATTACCGTCGGTGTAGAGAGTGTTGCCAGAGGACTTAGTGATGGACAGAGAACCAAGTTTCAGACCAAAGTAAGTCATAACCTGCTTATTACCAGCTGGGATAAATGCAAATGCGGCACCAGCTGGAACATTCTTGTCACTATCTGGGTTATCAGCATAAGCCTTAGCATCATTGAAGAATTTTTGAGCTGCGTCGGACGCTGCCTTCGTGGTATTGATATTGTAATATGGAATCAGATAGCCAATTCCGTCATCGTGCATATCACCTTGACGAACGCCCCAAATAGCAAGCTGAGTTGCTGCTTGGAGGTCTGCACCAGACACACCATAATAAGTCTTGCTTTGCTTCATGCCGAGAGTGCCATAGTAGACTAGGTAGTCAATCATGTGGCGGTCGTGCTCAGAATAAGTGTGACCGTCGGAAGTTGTGAGGTTGCTCAGCTCAACAACTTGACCGCTACCACCAGCAGTGGCATGGTCGTGGTTAACAGGGTCAGCGCAGAACAGAGGTGTTTGACCGTCGTCAGCGACCCACTGGGTCATGTGAGAGCCATTATATTTATTGGTGGTACCGACGGTTAAAGTTCCGCCAATATCGGGAAGCTCTGCAAATGCTTGTCGGCTGGTAGCAAATAATGTACCAACTTGACCAGCGATAAGCGCGAAAGCAATTCCCGCTGTAATAGCTCGTCTGTTTTTATTAAATGCCATAAAATAAACTCCTTAAATTGATATGTTTGTGGCTATCTAAAATAGTATAGAGGTTGTGTAATTTCTTGTCAAGTATGGACTAATTTGTTACTCGTCCGCTGGTTTCAAGAACTCGAACAGCTTGTTCTCATTTGGATGAATAAGATAATACCCACTGTGTAGGTAAGAGTTTAGCATGTCAATAAGACGATATCTGTCGCACTCTAGCAGGTAGCGCTCCAAATCCTCGTCCCACGTTTCATACGCGTCCTCCTCGCTCTCAAACTTATCTGGAACCAGCTCCAAACAAAGGTCAGCCGTTCGCTCATGGTTGAAGTCCTTGAGAATGTCGGAAATATCACGGATAATTACGTTGAGGTCATAGTTAAAAAATAACTGTGGGTCAACGCCCATGTCATCAAGTCCATGATAGATGTAACCAAGCTCTAAGTTGCTGTACGTGTTCGCCGAGCCGAGAGCCTTAACGACTTGAATAAACTTTTGACTATCTACTAAGTTTTGCAATTCCATCATAGTAATCTCCTTTCAATGAGATATGTAACTTGTCGGGTAACAGTATAACACTTTCAAATCGAACAATTTGCGAAGTTTGCTCAACTTGTGGTATAATTTTATCACATTAAAAATCGAACAAACTGGAGAGTTTGTTGCAGTTTATAATAGGAGTAATATATGGCAAAACATATGAAACGCGTTTCAAACTATATGTGGACTGACGAAGATGACGCACTACTTATCGAGCTATCAAAAAGGCACATATCGCAAGAGGAATATCTAGCAGCCTTTCCAGGCGTCATAATTTCGGCTATTTATACACGTAGACGCAAGTTGAATCTCGTATCTAACAAGTCTAAATGGTCGAAGCTCGAAGATAAATGTATCATTGATAATTTCCCAACTCACGGCGCTAAATGGGACGGTTGGCGAACACTATTGCCGAAGCGTAACGCCTCGGCAATTACTATGCGAGCTAGGATTCTTAAAGTTTATCAAGTCACATCAAAGCGCTGGACTACAACGGAAGACGCTTATATCAGAGCTAACTACCTCATGCACGGTGAAAACTGGAACGGTTGGTCTAAACTCAATGGTCGTAGCTGGTCAAGTATCCGTTCACGAGCAAGCCGACTTGGAGTGAAGAAGCGCGGCGTTCAACTTGACGAGACTCAGAGAATTAGGCTTTGTACGGCGCTTGTAAATACTGCCGAGAAACTTGAAGTCACACCGAACGCTTGTATTAAAGAGCTGGTACGCCTTGCAAAATCTGGCATCTTAAACGAATATGTAAGATAACAGCAATCCCCGCGTAATGCGGGGATTTTTTGCTTTAGAGTTGTAACGACTTCAATTCATCGACTGAAATACCGAACACTTGTTCGGTTGAAACCTTGCCAGAATCGAGGTCTGCAATAAGTTGCTTATATGCGGACGTATAATCACCATCGCACTTAGATAAACGTGCAATAAAGTTCAAACTTCCGTCAAGCCATTGCGTATCCTGCACGTCAGACGCAATCAATCCTTTAGGCTTACCCGTTTCCTTTGATTTACGTTCAAGATATTCATCCTTGGTTTCATCAGACAGCACAACAGGGCAATTATCCGAATAATCGAAATCAAAGCCGTTAAAGGTAATACATTGACTGTCTTTCGTAGTGCCAACAATAGTTGTCAATTTGTATTTTCCAGAGACAACTTCAATGTCCTTGACGGACACGTAATTATCCTTTTGGCTGTTAAACGCGACGTAGTAGGTATGACCTTCACTCTTTGCACAACAACCAGTCAATACAATGATTGGAGGATTCTTTCTAATCGACGGCGAAACCTCTGTCAAGTTACACCTCGCGGTAATTTTTACCGTCTTTGGCGCTGGTTGAGTGGATTGAACCTCGGTTGCTTGATTATCTGATTTGCACGCGGAAATGGCAAGTGTTAAAACACCTGCCATACCAGCGGTAACAAATTGTCTACGTGTTACATTCACTTTTTCTTAATCACTTTCTTTTTAGGGCAAGATACGCTCAATACGAAGTCGTGCTGCTTACAAGGTAGCTCACAATTTTTGCACGTCTTATGTGGGTCAAGCTCAGCTAGTCGCTTTTCCTCAGCACGCATTGCGGCGGTTTCAGCCTTTTTAATAAGCGCAATCTCAGCGAGCCTTGCCTTATTCTCCTCAGTCATTGCCATGAGTTACTCAGCATTCACACCGTATACTGGCGCGGTTGAATACATGCCAGTCTTGGTATCGCCAGGATGAATAGATGGTCTGCCAACATATTTTTCAACAGGGTCGTAGCCATCCACAAGTTGATACTTGTGCATCTGGTTGTACCAAATATCCTTAACGCGAGGAATAACCTCGTCCTGCATGAGCTTCTCGGCGAGCGAGATACAATCATCAACTTGAGCTTTAGTCATAACATCCTCGGGCATCTCATACAAGAATGAATACTCGTGTGCAAGTGTCTGATAATCAATGCCGTACTTAGCGTTTGCATAGTGTTTAGCGATTACCTCGGTCAATCGCTGGACAAGTTGAGTCCAAGAGCTGAGCTGTGTACAGTCGTCAGAGCAGTCATAGAAGAAGCCGAAGCCGTCGTTTGCGTTACGATAGTGGTCGGTAACTGACTGTGGGTATCGCTCGTGAATAAAAGTTGCGTTATTGCGAGAGAGTTGCGTAATAAGCAATCTAATTGCAGCCACAATCCAGTCTCGGTCAGTGCTTGAATAGCAAATCCAGTAGCCTGTATAACCCAGGTTGATTGATGGCATACCACATTCCTCAAATGTCTTTGAATCGCCGACTACGGACTTAATCTCTCGATATGGGAATGTCTCGTAAGTGTAATCTTGTTCGGTCACAGTTTTTCCTTCCATTAGTTATAGATGTAACGCAGCAACTTGTCATAGTCATCTTTAACTACGCCATAGTTTTTAGCGTCTTTAATAAGCGCTTTTGTTTTTCCGTTGCCAGCGTCAATAAACAGCGATACCTCACACGAATTAAGTACGTCAATTTGTGATTGGAGTTTCTCATAGAGAGCTGGTGAGCAAATAAGTCTTGTTTCGGAAATCTTCTTTACGTGTCGCTTACCCGATTTAGAGCGAGCAACTTTTTGAACAGTGGTCAAAATTTTATCTGGAAACGGTTTTTTAGTATCTACACGAATCCAGAGGTTGTATGTCTTATCACCAGATGTAACAGTGTTTCGAACCATAATATCCCTTCATTGAACCTAAATACTATGATTATAGCAAAGCCACCACTAAATGTCTAGTGGTGGCTTGCTGTAGTCTGGTACGTCGCCCGTATACACATTGTTATATCGGCTATACCGCCCAAAGCTGCTCGAATTGTGTAGCTGAATAATCTTTCCACCAGCCTTGGCGTGGTCTGATACAAACTGTTCAAACGCTTCAACCGATTGATGTCTCAATGAACTCTCCGCATGTCCAGCGGTCTCTGGGTCTTTGAGCGCGTTTGTAAGACGCTCGGTGTCCCAATTACCCTCGCAGCAAATTACGTCATACTTAGCATTTCCGACACCCGCAAACTCAAGATTTTCGAGGTCAGTTGCCCAGAACAGTGTTTCGTCATCTGGCGAGGTGAATACAAAACCTACACACTCTGCTGAACCGTGTGGCGCGTGAAAACACCTTACATGCCATTTACCACCACGCGTTCTAAAATCAAATTCGCTATCCTTGTTGATGATGTTATCCAGCGGGTAATCTTCAAACGCCTTTCCTAGAAAAGAGTTAGCCTTGGTTAACTTTTCATAGGTCTGTGATGGAATGAAAAATTGTCGCTTGAATACATCGGGGCGAACCTCGTACAAGCATTTTACGAGCGATGGATTTGCGTGGTCTGCATGCTCGTGGGTAATAAACGCTGCTGAAATATGACGCAATGCGTCTAAATTATCAGCGTTACGTTCCACGAGGGAACGAGAAACGCCGAGGTCAACCATGAAATCACGATTGACCACGGCGCAATTACCCGTAGAACCCGTACCGATAATCTGTACGGTAATCACTTTTTACTCCTCGATTGGAGCAATGGAAGCGGTGAGGAACTGATTGTTACCAGCGGACTCAATACGAACGTTGGTAATGCGTACTGGCTTCTCCTCAGCTGCATAAGCGTCGAGGTCAACACCCGTTGCGCCGAGAACGCTCTGAACAAGGATTGTGCGAGCCTGGTCAAGCATGGTGTTTGCAAACTTAATGAAACTATCCTTGAGCTGCGGGTCAGCGTCCTTTGCGCCAGTGACAACCTCATAGAGCTTCTGGTCTGCGTCAGAGCGAGTATAGCCGCGCTCGTCCTTAAAGCCGCCGTTAGTAGCGCCCTTATAGTTGGTTGCGTACTTTACGACCTTATCGCCGTCGGCAGTATCGTCAATAATCTGAGCAACGCGAACGTACAGAGTCTCGCCGTTAATCTCTACTGGCACTGCAAAATCAAATGAGTGGCTAGAGTAGAAGGCGCCACTTTTCTTGCCAAGACCGAAACGACGATTGTCGACGACTGGGGTGGAAATAATATCACCCTTACGAATGAGAGCTTCAACTGCCTTAGCAACCGCAGGAGTGACCTTAGAGAAAGTAATGAACTCCTTTGCTGGGGTCAGATAGATACGCTCGTCACTTGGATAGCCCTCGAACTCAAGTCCAACGAGGACGGATGGGTCTGCAATAACAGCGTCAAAGTCTGCCTTAAAGGTCTCCTCAAGAGCCTTAACACACGTCTCCTTGCGCTCTGCATCGTCCTCAAAGTGTGGCTTTGGCTCTGGGTTGTAAACCTTGTACATAAGGTTTAGAGTGCCACCAGTCTCAGTGATTGGCTCGAAGCCGTCAATAAGAATTGAACCAGACTCCTCGTCAACGTGTGCGTCAATAACCATAAACTTCTGTGCGTCAGTTGCCATTTTAATTATCCTTTCGTTTGTTTTAGCTGAATCAAATAGCAATGTTACCAATTATTATTCGTAGGCAGGGATTTAAGTGCTAATTCGTCAAGCGTTCTTGGGTTAATCTCAACCTTACTTTGAACGCGAGAGAATACCTCTTGGTCGTATTCGTTCATCGACACAAGATGGTAGTGGTTAATGTCAACTCCTTTCATTCCTCGTCTTGCATTACGTCCTGCACATTGAACCAAAGTCATGTATGAAGGCTGATTTTCATAAAACACGGTAGTGTTTGAATTTTTGAACTCGATACCTTCTCGACCAGATTGATACTGAATAAGTATAGGCGAAAGATTATCTCTGTCAATATCCTTCATAGAATGTCTACCGTCGAGAATTTGATAACTGATTCTCTCGGTATCAAGCATATTACGTATTGCATCGAGCGTTGTCAAATGTTGGAAGAAAATAAGCGGTTGCTTCACATTTTCTCCACAAACAATCTCGCGGAGTTTAACAATACGCCCATCATCATTAGCAATTCGCTCCTGCATAACCAGGCGCATTTCGCTGGCAGACGCAAACATCTGCTTAGCGTAAGCGTCTGCAATCGAGCGCATATCTGCCAACAATTGTTTACTAACGGGAAGCTGCAAAACAGTTGTTGTGAGATTTGGCATATCAATGTCGTTGATTGATACGTTCGGTTGGTAAATTACCTCTGCGACCTCATTAAGCAGCTTATCGTAGTCGGGAAACTTTCTCGTGTTAACGCTACCATCATCGTCGTAAATGGTGAGTCGGTAGTATCTATCCTTCATAACGTCAAGACCATAGCACTGCTCGAAGAAAGTCTTACTGCGATACCTACCAGCCATTACCATATATGAGCACATATCCATGACAATGTCGTTTGTAAGTGGTGTTGCGCTGATTCCCATACGTTCATAGTCTGGAATGTTCTTTAACTTTTGTGAACGCTTTGAAGTAGGAGTCTTGTAATTGTGTACCTCGTCAAGAACGAGAATGCCGTCTTTTGGAAACCCTTTCTTAAAGTCTGCGCGGGATTTGACGTTTCCCAGAATGTTAGAAAACTTATCGTAGGTAGTCATCATATGCGGTGCCAGGTTTGCTCCTGGATGCACTCGATTGTAGTCAGCAATAGTTTCTTGCCAACCGCCACCCTCGATAATTGCCTTAGACGCGATAATACAAAATGGTCGTCCGAGTTTTCCGAGCGTAGATACGGCAACACTTGTCTTACCAAAACCTGTGGGCATGGTTAAAATTTGCAAGTTGGGCTTGTCAATCAACCTTTTTGCAAATTCATCAGAGTATTCACTATTGTTATCCCACTGAATGATTCCTTTGAACTTGCCAGTCGAAACGTAAAACTTCATAGGAAACCAGTCAATTTTCGGAATACTCTTAGACTTAGTTTTCTTTTTGTCGGTTGTATTAGCGCGACGTTCTTCGTTTTTACGCGCTCGATTTACAGCCGCCATTTGCCCGTATGTCAAAGCCATGTAATAAATCCTTTGTGAATTGATAGCAAAATACTTATGCACAGAAGCCTGTGCATAAGTAGTATTGCATAACTATTAAAATCCGTCAAGTGACTCAACGTGCCACTTCTCTGGGTTGTTTGGCAGAGCGCTTGGTGATTGTTCATCAACGTCTCCACCGCGACGCATAAATCCACCCTCGCCCTTGGTGCCAACCCATTTGCAGAATGGCTTACCGCGGTCAACAAACGCGCACGCTTCCTTATCGGTGGTGAGAATCTTGTAATCGCAGACGCCGCCATTAAGCTCTACCGCCTTTTTGCTATCCTCAGTAAGCAAATCATATACCTCGTCTGGTACATATTTACGTAACTCGTCATAGCGGTCAGCATATTTCTCCTTCAAGAAATCGAAAATCGCGTCAATTTCCTCGTTGGAAATATAGATTCCCTGTACGCGCTCGCAATTACCTCGTTGGTCAAGAACAAAACTATCGCCATAACCTTTGAGCTTCGAGCCGTCATAGGCTCGGTCTACACCGTCTCCCAGGACAATCTGGCTTGATGTTGAGTTATCAACTTTCAAACAAATTCGACTTGGGAAGTTGGAGCGTAACGTGGTAGAAATAACATCCGCCGATGGTCGCTGCGTTGCAAGCAAAAGGATAATTCCAGATGCACGACCCTTTTGAGCAAGCGACTTACACAAAGTCTCAGTGTTTGGTGAAATTGATTGAAGTTCTGCATACTCGTCGATGACAAATATCATATATGGCATACGACCATACTTTTTGGCAACTTCACTATCTGGATTCTTGTCATAGAAGTCGTTATACTCGGAGAGCTGTTTTACGCCAGCAGCTTGAATAATCTTGTATCGACGCTCCATTTCCCATACTGCAAACGCCAGTAGACCATATGCGTCACGCATGTCAGTAACTGGGTTAATGGGGCAATAAGGCAGGTCGATATACTTTGAGAACTCAACCTTCTTTGGGTCAATTGCGAAGATTTTGAGTTCATCTGGTGTTGCGTGCGACATTGCTGAAATAAGAAGGCTGTTAACGTACACACTTTTGCCCGAGTTATGCGACCTTACCATACTTTGTGTTAAATATGTATGGTCGCCGTCACAAGTGAAGCCATAATACTTCTGATTATTCGCAATCTTCGTAATGGTAAATGTTGCTCTGTGTGATGAATGTCTACCCTTTTCCGCTGGAACATATTTCTTTCTTGGAATCCTTACTGGAATTTCGTCAAGATTTCCAGAAATTCCTAACCTGTAGTAGTCACCAACAAATCCACTAGACTTAATACCTTTTTGACATTTCTGAACGTGCACTTGTAAACCAAGTGACCTGCCAACAAATGTAATATCGTCTGCGAGTCGTTTTGATTTGGTAACGAAATCGTACATTTTGTTTCTGTTCAAATATCCATCGGAGTCCATTAAGCCAGCGAACAACTCACGCCTAACAGAAATGTCTGCATATTTATAATCATCTGGAATGAATTTTTCACCACTGCCAATTTTATCCAAGCCGACAGACCTCAGTTGCTCAGTGAAGTTATTTACTATTCCTCTGTTACACGTGGTGTAGTTATTTTGGTCATGAGCAAAGAAGTAACTTGACGCAGCATTTCCAGGTTTGTGGTCTACCCTAATTGTACAACCAATTTTATTGGCGTATTCATAGATGGCTTCAACTACCTCTGAGTCCGCAGTTGTAATATTTGGGCATCCACCTTGTCCGCTTTTGGTGGCGCCGTCGCCGATAAATATTCCCATGAGATATGGGTCAATTATTTGCTCTGTACTGCGTTCGAATGACTCAATTCCAGTACATAAGCAGATTCGCGAACTTGATTGAGTATATGGTGATAGCCTTAGATATTCATTCACGGTCATAATTTTTTCATGATTACCGCCCCAATTTTGATTAAACAAAATGAGTTTATGCTCACCGTTTACAGTGAGTTTTCCGCGATTGCGAATATCTAACTCGTACATCGCATCATCGCCCCATCTAGGAGTGAGAACAGTTCTCGGTGTGCCATCACCGCCCATAACGCGGTCGCCGCCGTTAATTAACTCAACTGGCTTAGAGGTGCCGTCAGCCATGAGAATTAACTCACCTTTAGCGTGGCAACCTGTAGTACCAGCAATAAGCGTATGCACCATTTCAGCGAGTGACTTATGTACACACTCGCCTTCTTGGTTTACGCCAAATACCGCATCAGTCGGGTCTTTAGCCTTTGTCTTTAAAAGATTTTTAGCCACGATTACATCCTAATTTCGTAGTGGCGCAGATACTCAGCAAACTGCGCTGGATTGAGATTCTCAAACGCAAACTTGAATGGCTCTGCGTCCAAGTTGCGATACTCACGCTCATGAATCTCTACATGGAAATCTGGATAGTTCTTGGCTACGTCTTTAAGTACGTTCTCCTCGAACTTGATGCGCTCGGTTTCGAACTCGCCCTCTGAACAAGTCTCGGTGTACGTGAATGTTCTTGACGTGTCTCGACCACTAAACATGCCTTTAGGCTCTGCTACTGCGGTCAACTTGATAAAGTACATACATTGTCCTCTCAGTTAATATATTTCCATTTGAAACCGTATGCTACTTTGCGCCGCCCGTTACAAACGGCGTTGATGTGTGTACCGCCGTCTGAGCGAGCATCTGTAATACCAATTTCACGTAGAAATCTAAATGCTTCTCGCGCTGAAATAAACACACCGACCTCAGTTTCGTCTTCGGTATATGCAACAACAGACGGCTGCTTGCGAATTTTTGTTAACGGAATGCTATTTTCCAAACGAATTTGTCTTACTAAATCAATAGAACACCCATTAAGTTCCGTAATGAGTTTTTGACTTAGACCAGCTTCAAGTTGAGCCTTAATAACATTGTGGTCAAATAATTGTTTTCCGTCGCCGCCAATGGTGGCATTGTATCCATGAGCATACGTTTTCAACTTTTTAATATACCAGATTTCGCGCTCACTTGCAAGTCCATCAGTACACTCTTCGAGGACGTGTAAGCTAAAGTTATCCTTACCATACTTTTTGATGGCGCGATATAGCGGACGATTTTCCTCAGTTGGTTTATACGCATCATATAAATGCTCTGAAAAGCGCTCCTTTGGAGATTTGAGCGTCTTGCCAACGTAACATTTTCCGTTAATTTTATTTTTTATACAATAAATGTAAGCCAAACTAAATCAAATCCTCACAAATAAAGATTGGTAAATAATTTTACCAATCACATGAATATATTATGGTGGATTGTTAGGGAATCGAACCCTAGACCTTGGGATTAAAAGTCCCCTGCTCTACCAACTGAGCTAACAATCCAAGTTTTATTACAGGATAAAGAAAAAAAATATTTGTTTACGACTTGCGCGTTCTATAGTTTTTAGATAGCGCATGGCAATTTGGGCATAATATTTGTAAATTATCAAAATTATTATTGCTTGGATTACCGTCTATATGATGTAACTCTAATGGACACTTTTGATTGAGCCATTCGGTTGTACCGCAAGATTCACATTTTTCATTCTTTAATCCAGCTTTTATCAACTTCAATTTTAACCTATATGTTGTAATATGCGCTTTGCCATCAAGGTAGTCTTGGATTGAAGGCGTATTAGATTTTATTTTGGAAATCCCCTTGCCTGCTTGGTTCCCTTTGTAATCGTTAAAATCCTTTTTCAAAATACGTTTCATAGTCTTATAATTTACACCCATTTTATCAGCAATATATGTTATGGGAGTATTCAAACTTATAAGCTCGTTAACTTTTTGAATTTGCATTTCATTTAACTTTACAGTCATATTTCTTTCTTTACTAGATTGACCAACACTTTGAATATGGTTGTCGTGAAGAGACTCGAACTCTTACAGCTTAAAAGCCCGTGGGTTTTAAGCCCACTGCGTCTGCCAATTCCGCCACACGACAATATGGTAGGCGCTGCAAGATTCGAACTTGCACGATAGTCACGCCACGTGTCAGTCACTATCGCCCCTCGATGTGCAGGGCTGTGTCTACCAGTTCCACCAAGCGCCTATAAAATCCCGAATCAAAGCCTAGAGAAATATTCGGGTGTTCTAGCCCCTACGTCTAGTATGTTATTTCTTGCTCGCCCAATGCCTTATCGAACGAGCCATGTACCGAGCATTGTGGAATTGTTCACTCGGTCGGAAATACGCCAAGTTTAACGACATTGGCAAGTCGATAGTTATTCGTTTTGGCTGGGGCAAAAGGAATCGAACCTCTATTCTAGGCACCAAAAACCCATGTCTTGCCGTTAGACGATACCCCAATTTGAACGAGGTGACGGGATTCGCACCCGCACCGCCAGAATCTTAGAATATTTGGTTTTCGTATCCTAAGACCCTGGCTGCTCCTATTACACCACACCTCGATATGGTCTGAGTAGCTGGGTTCTAACCAGCGACCTACCGCTCCCAAAGCGGTCGCTCTAAACAAGCTGAGCTATACTCAGATATGGCACGCGATGAATGATTCGAACATCCATGAGCAGTTTTGGAGACTGCCAGCCTACCGTTGGCTGAATCGCGTGTTCTGGCGGAGAGTCAGAGATTTGAACTCTGGATAGACTAGTATAGCCTATACTTGATTAGCAGTCAAGCTCTTTCGACCACTCAGACAACTCTCCAGGTTGTTGTTATGGCGGAGAGTAGAGGATTCGAACCTCTGAAACACTTACGTGTTCTCCTGTTTTCAAGACAGGTGCAATTAGCCGCTCTGCCAACTCTCCGTGTTTACAGTCCATAACCGACAGAAACGGTTACAGTTTGTACCCGTTTCCATGGTAGTTGGTCTGTTATCAAATTTGAGCTTTACAAGTCACACTCATTTCATAGTATTGTGGCATGTTTTTAATAATTGCTGTTTGTGGCTTTAGCTCACTATTCAAGGCTCTGTTTACCATGATTTCAAGTCATCTTAAAATATAGTTGCTGTTAGAGCCTTTAGTTATCTATAGTTGTGAAGGTACAACTACACAATCGTAGCGAGGGTCATCAAGAGTTTGCACCATAATCTCGAATGCTGAGAGGTCAATACCCTTAATGAGGTTCTTGAACGTTGAAGCAGATTGACCAGATACGAGAATTGTGTTAGGGTCGTTCTTTGACGCGAGGAAAGTATCCTTGCGAGAGTCAACGTTCCAGTAGACGAGCTTAGGCATCTCGTAACCATGCGCTGCGAAACGCTTACGCATTTCCTCGGTGAAGGTTAGAGAACCACCGTCCCAATAGTCAATCTCCAAATCAGAGATAATGACAAGTGCTTTTGGTAGGTCTTCCTGTGGGCACTTGGTGCGTACAGCGGTGCTTAAAATTGCATCAAATGCAGCTTCAAGGTTCGTGTTGTAGCCAACGTGGCGAGTCACAGAACGACATTTCTCATAGAGAGTACCGTCAGTAATCTCGACAATCTGAGGAATGTCGGTGAAAGTCATGAACTTATTAGCGAATGCTCCATGGTTGCGCTCGGCAAAGTAAATTGCCAGACCAACGGAAGTCGCCATTGGGCGTCCACACATAGAGCCAGAAACATCAGCCATAATGAGGAAGTTATTGTCGCCATCAACATAGTTCGGAAGTGCCTTCCACTGTGCTTCGGCTACGTCACGACTGCTACGCTCAAGTGCTTCAATGACGTTATATGGATAAAGTGTAGCGGCGTTAATCTTAACATCGCCAGACTTAACAGCGTCCATGTAACGATTGAAACCCTCATAATCATGACGTGCAAATGCGCTGCCGTAGTTAGACATTGCGTTAGATGGAACTGCCTTATAGTCAATGTCAGTCCACTTGTTAGCAGACATCTTGACCTCGGTTACATCAATGTACTTACGCAGAGCAGAGAGCGTCTTACGATACTCTCGTGGCGTGGTATTTAACGCCTTAACGAAGCGATGTGCAAGTGCCTTGGTATGCTCACTTGAAGCATTGATGGATGGCATCCACTTTGCAAGAAGCGAAACTTGCTGATGGGACTTCATACACTTATAGTCAAGCACAAGCTGCTTTTTGATGAACTCAATCATGTCTGTTTCAACAGACGTGTCAAAGAACACGAATAGGTCGTCGTAACGACCAAACTCAACGATGTTCTTGAAGTTCGCAACTACAACCTCTGGGTAGAGAAGTGCAAGCTCGCGAAGCATGAGCCTACCAACAGCTCGCTCTCCAAGACCGCCACGAACGTCACGTCCGTAGAAAGCCATCTTAGTGGCGAGGTCAGCGTTCTCACGATATGCGGCGTCAAACTTGTCGATAACGTCAGTTGGTCGAGAACGAAGTGCGCCAATTACCGCAAACAGGTTGAGGAGCTTGTCTCCAGTAGTGGAGAGTGCTCGACCACCGTTCTCGGTGAGGGTGGTGCTTGTTTCAATCTCTAGGTCATCCATAAAGCTCATAGTTAATCCTTTCTAGGCGCTTGGCGCTCTGCTCGTCAAAAGAAACCAAGCAGTTTCTTGGGAACGTTCGAGTTACTCTCTTTTCTTAGTGAAAATACCATCTTCGAACTAATTTACCACGGTTGCGTCTTTCCGAAGTGTATTTTAAGCCACACTCAAGGCTCGTGTCAATATATTTCTTGCGGCATTTATATCTCTATCGTGATGCGTTCCGCAATCTGGACAAACCCACTCTCTAATCGAGAGCGAGTTGACTATATCCTTATGATACGCTCCGCAACAAGAACAAATCTTTGAACTGGCATAAAACCTGTCTACTTGCTTAAACTCTTTACCGTACCAGTTACATTTGTACTGGATAAAGTTTAAGAGCTGCGACCATCTTACATCACTAATTGCGTAAGCCACATGATGATTCTTTTTCATTCCTTCAACGTTTAAATTCTCAAATGCTAAGAAATCATACTCTTCTACCAGTTTTCGACTTAACTTATGGTTAAAATCTTTTGCGCAGTTAGCAACGTGTTCACACAACTTCGATACTTTATGCTTCTGTTTCTGATAGTTCTTACACTCGTCAAGGTTTAACTTGGCTCTCTCTAATTTGGTTCGCATCTTCGAGAGTTTACGTTGCTCCTTGGCAAGTTTATCTTTATTGATATAGTTAAACTTTGGTCGTTCAAACCTAGTTCCATCACTACCTATAAGCAAGTCAATTAGACCTAAGTCAAAGCCTACTTGCTTTCCTGTTTTAGGTAATGGTTGTACTTCAGTCTCAATACAGATTGATGCGTAATACTTGTTGGTTCTAGTCTTTTCAACTGCAATGTTGAAAAGTTTGTACTCCTTCGGCATATTAAAATGTTTAGTTTCAACTCGTCCTAATTTTGGCAGTTTAATATGCTGATTGTCTAATACATCAGCACCGCCCCATCCGCCACTGTATTGGGTTTTATAAGATTGTTTACTTCTGCGTTTTGTTTTAAACTTCGGAAAACCAAAATGATTTCGATTTTTGAAGAAGTTATCTAATGCAGAGTTAAAATCTCTCACAGATTGTTGAAGTGCTCTGGAATCTGCTTCTTTTAAAAATTCATGCTTTTCTTTGAGCGGCACTAGGTTTTTACTACGTTCACTTTTGGTAGGAAATCGTTTTAATTGTTCGTACAACTATTTGCAGTCCGCAAGCGTCTGATTATACACGAAACGTACACAACCGATAGTCTTGTCTATTAAAATCTTTTGTTCTTCGGTTGGGTAAAGTTTTACGCGTATGCTCTTGTGAACTACAGCCACGAACTCGCTCCCTTCTTTAATTTAAAATAGTGTCCATTTATCTCAATCTCTAGGCGCTTACATGTTAGATTAAAAGTCTAGTGTAAGTTTAATTGCTGTGTGCGCCTACTATGTTTTTAAGTTTAATCTAGCTGAACGTGGAAATCAAGAGAAAATCCTAATCTTCACATATTCACCACATTAGTACAAATGTATCTGAGTAAATACATCTGTAATAATATGGCGGGGACTGGAAGAATTGAACTTCCATATTTGGTTTAACAGACCAATGTTCTACCATTGAACTAAGTCCCCGAAGATGACACGCTTTACACGAAATGGAAGGAATCGAACCTTCTGAGGTTGCGACCTCTCAGAGTATGGTGGCTCCTTGCGCCCCCAGGCACTTCATTTCAAAGCGTGTCATTACTTTTATGAGTAATGCGCTCGTACGCGGCTACCGAGGTTTCGTCTTTTGAACATCCGTTCCCGTTACTTCCGTCGATATGGTCTTTGCCGTACCGCCTACGAGCCGTTGGCTTTGGTGGAGGGATTTGAACCCTTATGGGGAGCTACCCTGTATACCCGCGAACAGCGAGTCCTTTGCGTTACCATACACGCCACCTTTGCACATTACTCATTCGGCTTATATGCTTGTGTTAGCTAGACACTTTGCATTTCACGTTGCCACCGTCACAAGTTTTACGACATTGCTAAGTCCATTCCATCTAACTGCCGTTAGATTGGTCATTGAACATTGTCTGAGGTCCCACACTTAGACGTTCAAAGAGGGCTTCATGTGTCTGACTGAAAACCTTGGGTTTGGGTTTCCGTCCGCCAGCTTCAGGTCTAAGCTATACCTATCAAGTTTAACGACGTTGACAAGTCGGCTAGTTTCTAAGGTGGAACCGAGTCGAGTCGAACGACATTGCAATTAGCGCATGCGCTAATCTCCTCCGAGGGCAGCTCCATTTGAGTGGGGATAGAGGGACTTGAACCCTCGCACGCATCGTTTCCGCAGCTGCTCTGCCAACTGAGCTATATCCCCGTTCTTGAACAGGCAGACCGCTTTAGCGATTACATCTGCCTGTTCGTGAGCTGTGCCGATTTCGGCTCGACACAAGCCACGCTTATCGCAGATGCTCAACTGCGGAAGCTATAGAGTATATTACTACGCATACTTTCTCATGTCAAGCGTTTCGTGCAAATCAGTGACTTCATTCCAATATGCCGTCACAATTTCTCCACAATTGAAGTCGATTACAAAGCAAAGATTGCATTTCTTAATCTCGCCATCAATCATGACGTCTTCAACAGTGGTGTAATCGCGAAGCAATGCACGATGCCATTTACAATTACCACGAAGATACGAAAACTCAATGAACGAAGTCTTTGCATGAGCAATCGTCTTAGCGATAACAATAGTTGGTACGTTCAGATTCTCACGGCGCATCTTCTTGACAAGGTGCCTGGAATACTTAATATTTCCAGAATGCACAAACTCAACGAGTTCAGCAGCTTTCGCTAAAATGAACTCATTGCCGAATCGGTTAGCCATACGCTTAATCTGGTTTCTGTTACTGCGGTCAACGGCACGGTATCTAACAGAAGTCAAATACATTCTTGGGAACGTTCGAGTTACTCTCTTTTCTTAGTGAAAATACCATCCTCAAACTAATTTACCACGGGTGTGCCCTTCCGAAGTGTATTTTAAGCCACGCTCAAGGCTTGAGTCAATATATTTATTGCTGCGTTTACATCCCTATCATGGCGTGTACCACAATCGGGACAAGTCCACTCTCTGACGGAAAGCGAATTTACAATGTCCTTATGGTAGGCACCACAACATGAGCAGATTTTACTACTGGCATAGAATTTATCTACTTGCTTAAACTCTTTTCCATACCAATCACACTTATATTGAATGAAGTTTAAGAGTTGTGACCATCTTACATCCGCAATAGAATATGCCAGGTAGTGATTCTTCTTCATTCCTTCAACGTCCAAATCTTCAAATGCTAGGAAGTCATACTCCTCTACTAACTTTCGACTCAACTTATGGTTAAAGTCTTTCGCACAATTAGCAATGTGCTCATGCAGCTTCGCTACTTTATGTTTCTGCTTTTGATAGTTCTTGCACTCGTCAAGGTTCAATTTGGCTCTCTCTAACTTGGTTCCCATCTTCGAGAGTTTACGTTGCTCCTTAGCGAGTTTATCCTTATAAAGGTAATCGAACTTTGGTCTTTCAAATCTACTTCCATCACTACCAATAAGTAAATCAATTAGACCTAAATCAAAACCAGCTCGCTTTCCAGTTTTAGTCAGTGGTTGTACTTCTGTTTCGATGCAGATTGATGCGTAATACTTATTAGTGTTAGTCTTTTCAACTGTAATGTTGAAAATTCTATATACCTCGGGCATATCAAAACGTTTAGTTTTGACCCGTCCCAATTTTGGTAGTTTGATATGCTTATTGTCTAAGACGCCCGACCTTCCGTCAGCATAAGGAGTTCTGTATGAGTGTTTACCATCGCGCTTGTATTTAAACTTTGGAAAGCCAAAACATCGCTTATTTTTAAAGAAATTGATTAACGCTTTATTAAAATCTCTTATGGATTGCTGAAGCGCCCTAGAGTCCACTTCTTTTAAAAACTCGTGTTTTTCTTTAAGCACAACTAGGTTTTTAAAACGTTCGTTTTGAGAAGGAAAGCGTTTTGATTGCTCGTATGACCACTTACAGTCGGCAAGCGTTTGATTATATACAAAACGCGCACAGCCAATAGTTTTGTCAATTAAAACTTTTTGACTCTCGGTTGGGTAAAGTCTTACTTTTATGCTCTTTTTGACTACTGCCATACGATAACTGTCACCTCCCATGACTTAGAATGGTCTAACACAATTGTTTACGAGTTAATTTCTTACCTATATATCATAACAAAAAAGGCACGCCGATAAATATCGATGCGCCCAAAATTCACAGATTGTACACAAATGCTATTTAAGACCGCAACCTTGTTTTGCAAGTCGGTCTGCGAGGTTGTTGTTTTCATCGCCGCTATGTGCTTTGACGTGCTGGAATGAAACATCAATAGATTTCATTAGTTCGTTTACATCCTCGTGATATGCTTGCGTAAGCGGTATATTACGCTTCCAAGCACCCGTCGCCCAGTTTTCAATACCTGCGTAGTCGTAAAACACGGTAATTTTCGAGCAACCTTCGTCAATAGCTCGCTTGATTGCTGTGATTGCTGCGGTAACTTCGCCAACAATGTTGCGCGAGGAGTTATCAAACCTAGTAACAGAACCGCTCATTTCAAGTGATTCGCCGCCAATAATTAGATACACTCCATAACCAGCTAAGCCATTATGTACATTAAACGAGCCATCCACCCAAGCCTTTGCTTCTTTCATTCAAATCACCTACCTTGAATAGACTTCGATTTCAAAGTTCTTCCAACGCAACCTCTCACGCTCGTCTGAATACGCATGAAATACCTTTTCATAATCTTCGCGCCACGCCATATAGCGTTTAATAAGAGTTTCGTTTCCAGCGACTCTTGGTGGCGTTGGAATTGGAGCTTGCAGACCGCCATCGCGAGTTTCCATCACATTAACTTCCTGGAATGTGCCTTCAAACAGCTTTGCAAACTCCTTTGCGCGAGGGTAAACGTCGTTCCAAATAATGTCATAGATTTTCATTAGCTTGCGCAAATCCTTGTCCTCAAGATGGTCAAGACCATTACGCTCGCGTAAATCTGCGGCAGTTGCCGCGCCACACTCATATCTCATAAGTTCCTTTCTAGTTTGTAGGTATGTACATTTTACCAGAAAACTACCTCAAAAAGCAACGACTATTTACCCGTTTCGTATATTTGCGTGGCTTAGAATCGATTTTGTACTCGGTTTGGGCACGCAAAAAACTCTCTAACCGTCAAGTTAGAGAGTTTCGCGTTATTTCTCAATGAGATATGTGTCATGCTGTCTTTTTAGAGCTTTTCGTACTCTTTCTCTTGCAAGTCGTGCTTGCCTTCGCTTTCGTAGTTGCTCTAACTTTTCGAGTCCTCTTTTGAACAGTTTGTGTTCCGTTTTGGAGACGTTCCCACTCTTCGTCACTTTCTTCAAACGCTCCTTTCTTGAGCTGCGAGAGTTTTAATCCAGCTTGACGAGCACGTTTCTTTTTCTTAATAAGAATACGGAGGTTTTCAATTCCTCGAATTGTGCTACCAGCCTTGTAGATTTCAACCTCGTCTTTGGTAAACATAGAATCGTTTTTCTTAACGAATCTGTAAAGTTCCTTGCGCTGAGATAGTGGAAGTGACTCTAATAAGGTCATCAAATCTTCTTTTTCAGCGTCAGTGGTTTTAGATTTTCCATTGAACAGACTCTTAATAGCCGACTGATTGTAAACACCCATTACTTACCCTTTCTAAACGAGTAAGTTGCAGCCGACATCTTACTCAAAGTGTGATATTTCAATAATACATAATCATTTAGAATTGCCTTGCTTTCCGCATCCAGCGGTTTACTCAAATCAATTTTGTTCTTGTGACAATACTTGGTAAATTCCTTGTATGGGTCAAATCGACGTTCGTAGTCGGTTATTACCCATCGCCACTCAGAGAGCGTATCAGCATCGCCCGCTAACAAAAGTTTGTCTTTGAATGGATAATGCAATACTGGCGTATAAGCCGTGAGCGATACAACTGTTCCAAGTTCGTTTTTACCAGACACGGTTAATGTCACATCTAATTCGTCCAACTCGTTCAGAAAGTCGTCGAACTTTCTTCCGAGGTTCATATGCATTATTTCGTATAACCTCGCAAATTAGCGTCCATAGGAAGTCGCGTCAGTGACCTGTATGCTTCAACATCTGTTCCGCCAGATACGTGTCTAAACTCTGAACCTTTAAACACGCCGTCTCGGTGGCGCAACTTGTTATTAAACCAACGCTTGATAGCCTTCTTTCGCTTACTCAGTGTATGTGAGTTTTGAGTTGCGATTACGCCTGTCTTACGATAGCTTCTTGACATAATTACTCCAAACAATATTCCTTAGTATGCTTCTTGTCGATTGGCTCAAAACACACCAAATCTTCGCGTTCTTTTGGTAGAGGAGTTTTTTGCAGTTCGCCACGGTCAATTACATCAATATCAAAATCTTCGTAAGCAACTATGAACCTGCAACCACTCTTGAGTAGTCTTAGTCCGTGGTCGTATTGTGTAAACGTTGGTTCGTTTGATGACGCCTTACATTCAATCGCTAGGAACTTTCCATCAGCGTCAACTGAGACTATATCTGGCACGCCACTGTTTGTATGACCTTCAGCATAATTGTTTATGAAGTATCTGCCGCGAGCGTTTAATTGACGTTCAACTGCGGAAACCACTCTGCCTTCTCTTGTCATTATACAGTCTCCTATCAATGATTGTCAAGTTGCGGTTACTTGTATTGCTTTACAAGATGTAGTGCTTCGGTTTGCGCTTCATCGAGATTTGCAAACGCGTTCTGGCTTCGATAAATCGCGGATGGAGTTTCATATGCTACGAGAAAATATCGCGTAACCATAGCAACGGTGCCGTCTGGAAGGTCAATGTTAAATGTAGTCCTTGTCTCGCGTTCTGGGTTTGTTACCTTGATATCAACGTCCTCCAAAGCCTTCTTCAAGCTAAAACGCTTCTTTGACTGTCGAACTACCATGTGCGCTGGATTTGCTGGGTCAATGACGGTTACATGACAATGCTCGTCAATAGTTACATTACCGCCACCAGCCTTAGCCGTCCAAACACCCATACCATTATCGTCGTACTTTAGTTTAATGTTCTCCATGATGTTTCCTTTCAATATATTAGAACATTTTTAAATGTAACTGAATATCGCAGAGTAAAGCGATTTAAGCTCGTCAACGGCGAGTTGCTTCTTTGATTTGGCGGACGTAGCTTTGTTGCCAAGCTCGTTAAACAATATCTGGGTTAAATAGCCGTCCTCGGAAAGTTTCGCAGAGATTTTCCACCTTGCGAGCATATTTTCCGCCCATGCGAGATAAGCATCCATGTCCAAATCGTCCAAGTTGAACGCCTTGAGTTCGGCTGCCATATTGAGAAGTCTTCCCTTGCTGCCTTCTGGGACGTTCGCCAATTTACCGAACGTCCAAGATTTCATTTCCACGCGTTCGGTTCTGCCGCATCTGTGAATAAGGCAGACCGAGTATTTTTCACGCTTGCCAACCTTATTCTTAGCTTGATTATAGGCTTCCTCAGTAATTGCGCCCCACTCAATTGGTACAAAAGAATCCTCGTCGTATTTCGTTTCGGCTGAGTGCTTAACAGCAAACGCAACATCCGAAATATCTGGAAAATTCCTATACTTGAACGTAACATCTGACTTTTTGCAGAGTTCCTCGAAATTACACCTTGGTGTAAAGTTCTCAATGAGTCTTTCAAACTCTGCGTTTGTGAGAGACGCATAATTCTCTTGGTCAAGTTGATAGCCGTCTTTAGTTAGGACAACCCTGCCAACTCTAGGTGCTTCTTTCATATCTACCCAGAGCTTACGAACAGATGTTCCAGAGAAGATATAACACCATGCGATTGGCGTAGATTCTTGCTTAACCTCGTTGAGGATTTTAAGCATTCTCTCGCGGTCATATGGTTTATTGTTCCAGTCAGCATCATCAACCATATAGCGAATAACAGCATTACCAACAGCCAATGGATACGTAATTTTGTGACCGTGGTCTATGTCGTTATAGACGAGTTTACCAGCTGAGCGCATTTCACCGCGCAAATCGTTGATAGTGTAGGAACCATCGTGCTGTTTATATAGTTCCATTCGGTTAGACACGTCTCGGTTAATAAAACGGTCAACATACTCTGGGTCTACAGGAATACCATAATCCTCGACAAACTTGTCAAGAACTAAACGTGCTGTTTCTTTACTGATATTTGTGATGTAAATACCATCGGTGTTAGTTGAAACAACATAAGCACCAGCATGAACCATGCGCTGAGCAAGCGTCCAAATTGCCATGTTACCAATGAGACGCATGGACAAAATTTTGTTGTCAAGTGGCAGAAGCGCGTTCTTTTTATGAGTATTTGCTGCGCCAGAACCAGCATTAAGTTGTAGCTTCAAGCCTAGCTGGTTGTTGGAGAGTCGATACTCATGCTCAGTCCACTTACTCACGTCCTCGTGCTTCTTTAGCTCGGCTTTTACGCCAACACGAGTATCGTAAATGATTCTATAGCGGTCTTTGCCGTCGGGAGTAATAAATGTTTGGCGCTTGAGCAGTAGATACGGATAAAACGAGGTGTAGTCCAGGTGAATCACGTTATTGAGGTCAAGCGTTGGGACGTGCTTGAGTTTGTCAGTCTTTGTTGGTTTCTTACACGCCATACTCCACGCAGTGACCTGCTCTGGAGTAAGTTCGTGCAATCCTGTCCAAACAGAGCCATGAGCGCCGCCCGTAGATACGGTAATATATGAGTCAATAGGTACATAATCATCGCCGACTTTGTGGTAATACGGAATGTTGCAAATCGTACCCTTAGAGGACACATTTGCTTTAATCGCGCCATATTTTACAGACTTTAGGTCTGATAGAGACGAGGTGTTCTTTCCACGCCAGTATTCGAAGAACTTAATAAATTGCGGGTGAACATACTCTTCGTGCTCCTTAATGTATTCGAGGAAGTCAACCATCTTATAGAGTTGATTGCCATCTTCGTCAAACTCTCCCTTTGCTGGAACAGGGAAGTTATACTCAGTTTCGGCGTTATCAACTGGGCGAAGTTTCTTCTCGCCAATCAGTGTGGTTGCAGTAAGCTGAGCTTCCGTGCAATCACGCTCAAGTGGAGCGCGCGAATTGTACAATGTAGAAATGTCGGCAGCGCGTGCAGATGTATACGGGAATTGTTCACGAACGTTGTCGCGAACGTTAATTTTGTCTTGTACATCGTCGGTGCGGTACTCATACGCCGTACTTACAACGTCATGAAGGTTGTATGCAACGAATCCCTTTAACTTATCATCTGGAATAACCTGGTCTGGATTTGAATCACTAACGAGGTCGTCTACGACAATATCTGCGCCTTGACGCGCTTCCTGCAATTTCAAAGCTGGCGGGAATTGACCCTCGGTACCATCTTCGCCAACTCGCTGCATTTTTGCAATGTCGATGTGTCCATCTGCCCAAATAGCCATGTTATAGGCATATTTGTAGTTACGCTTGTTCAGTCCAATAGTCTTCTCAAGATATTCTGGAAGCTGCCAGTCCGCACCTTCAAAGTTGATGATAACGTCTGAAATGGTACGAATATTTAGAGGGGTAATTTCTGGTTTCTCAACGCACCAACGATAAATTGCAATAAGTACCAGAAGGTCATACTGACTGCCGTTCCAACTTACGTACTCGGTGAATCCAGTTTCATCGTCAGTTGGTAGAGCTTCACAGTTAATCACGCTACTAAGAGCGCGCATGAATTCAAATTTATTTTGTTTTGTGAATCGTTCAAGTTTGATGACTGGGTTTTTAACAGCGGCGCGCTCAAGGTGGTCTTCTACGTCAAGATATGACTTGAATTGCTTTTTGAGTTCGTCATCAGAAATGTGGTCGTAGGTGTTGTTACCAAAGAACCACAATGTAGCTACATCGCCACAAAGAAACGCGGTTGTAAAGACGGATGGAAGACACTCGATATCGTATACGCAGTGTCTCGCATTAGCTTTATAGCCAAAGTCAACAGTAATTGTATCTTCAGTTCCCAATCGAACCCCCAATCATATTTATCGTAAAAATTACATTAGCCTAGTGGATGATTTCCGCGCAAGGCGTTCATATTTTGCACACAAAAAAGTTAACCTTGGTTAACTTTTCTCGGCAGCAGTTAAGAACCAGAGCTTAATCGCCCTGGTTCTTAGAATGTTTACTTACGCTTGACCGTAATGACAATCTCGTCATCATTTTCGTCAAACGACTTGAGCAGCTTAGTAATCTGCTCAACGGTCGCTTGCTCGATGGTATGACTTGCGCTAATCACGGTCGTAGTGTTCCCGTCTTCCTCAATCTCTGGGAAGTCAGAATATTTGAAGGTGATATCAGCCATTAGCCAACCTCGATGATGTCCATGAGGGAGTTGTGCCTGTCCTTGATACCAACAGTTGCAACGCCAGCCATACTGATAATATTTGCGAGCGTATCAACTTGAATCTGACGAACGTTTTGCTGGTCGCCCATATGACTACGGAGCTTGTTGATAAGCTCTGCGTGAGCGTTATCGTTTGGAACACGAATACCGAAGGAAATTACGCGACCAAATGAAATTGCTCGATTACCAAGCTGAACAAATGCAAAGAGTGTAGTTGCACCCTCGTCAATCTCGCCGTAAGCCACCCAAGGCTGGCGATTAAGAGTGTCATAATCAAGAACTGGCTTGTCCCAGTTTACAGAGTCCTCTGCGTAATACTCCTTGTCGCGCTCCTCAACAGACTTACGCTCAGCGGCGCGGTCAGCTTTCTCTTTAAGTCTAAATGCCTGTGCCATTATGCTCGCTCTCCAATCAGAATGACGACTTCTCCGTTTGCACAAGTCATCATGACTCGCTTACAAACTTTAATTGGTGGGATGGTACCGCTCTGGTAGGTACTGTACACAATACCCTCATTGAGTGTTGCGTCTGCAAGAGGTGGTACCTCGGTATCGCCATAGACGCTACCGTCCTCGCGAAGTGCGACGCATCCGTTGAGACGGCATAAGAGCTTGAGACCGTTATCCTGGTCTACAAAAGTGACGGTTAGGCTATCATTTCCACGCTTGCTCTCTTGCTTTGCGTTGGTGAGCTTGAGCTTACCCGCCTTAATCCTATCGAGGAGTCTATCCTCAAAATTATACTGTAGCACGTTTATTCCTTTCTACTAGATTACGTGCAATTATTGATATCATACCACCTATCTGATATACTTGTCAACATAGCAATTAGTTTTAGGAGGTGATATTTAGTGAATCTCAAAGAGAACTATATCAAAATTCGCCAATGGTTTCAACCATACTATAAACCGCGTCCAGATGGATACGTTGAACCAGAATTAGACGAGGTTAACTCTGAGGATAAACAAGCTGAAGAATTTAAATCCGTGAACGGCGACAAGGCTCTTAAAGTTAAAGTTTTAACCAACAAGAATCCACTCACACAGGTTGTTAATTCGAAGCATAAGCCTACAAGTGGTAACATTATCTACTTCTACCACGACGACAAAATCTTACAGGTATTTGCGCGATTTGAACAAGGTCAAGGTTTTGCGCACCAGGAGCGAGATAATGCAGCTCGTAAGGAGTTAGACCCGCTTATTTATCCAACTGATAGACAATATGACCGAGCGCATCTTATTCCCATCGGTTACCATGGCTCAGAGAACGACAAACGTTTGCTAATCGGCTGGGACGGCAGTCAAAACAAGAAAGAACAGCACGACTTTGAAATTAAAGTCAAGCAGCTCAATAAAAAGTACCCTATTTACTGGCTAACATCTGTTTGCAAAGTTCCAGGTGGTCTTAAATGGAGTTATCGTATTTGGAACGCCACAAATCCAGACCAGCCGAAATTGGTTGCTAAAGAGGACATGGTGATGGATTGTAAATATGTTTGGCGTTAAATATGTAGGAATTGTGAAGCCGTTTTGAGCCATCCTACGTGACTCCGTATAATGTAGTAAGTACAATCCACAAATGAAAGGAAATTACCAATGGATGCTGTAAAAGACGCACGCGTTAAAGAACTTATCGAAAAGGCTCTTAATGGTGATGAAGCCGCGCCACATCTTGATGACTGTAACTATGAGACTTATAAGGGTTACGTCATCATTCCAGATGAGGAAAACACACTCAATAGCCGAGAGGAAGTTGACGAGCTACTCGGTTTGTTATTCCCCCATCTATGGAAGAAATCTGAGTAATACTTAGCAAAATAACAACTTAACCTTTCTGTCAAGCGTCGTTCAATTTATGGACGGCGCTATTTTTGTATGTGATATACTATAGCTATTGTATCGGCTAACTTTAGTTAGGAGTTATTACATGAATGGTAAAGAGCTTGGTCTCGTGCTTAATGAAGCACAAGCTAAAAACGTTGCGGCACACCATTATGCACAAGAGTGCGCCCGACAAGCAAGGACATCTAAAAGCGCGCTAGAAGAATCTCTCGCGGAAGACGAAACAATTTCGGCGGAGGTAAAGGAACTGTACGCATCAATTCCCGAAATCGGTAAACTCGGCGAGCAGCTCGATGAAATTAAACAGTGGGCAAGTGAACGCGCTAAGCACTCTGGTTCGCTCGATGTACAAGGCGCACTGCACAGAGCAAATACTACTCAAAACAAAACGTTGCAAAAATGGAACACTGCCAGTTACATCATTAAGGATATCCGCGCAAAGTTAAATGGCTCTGATGTTATTACAAAATACAACCTCAAATTGCCAGAGACTCTGAATATCATTCGCGATAACGCAGCTTTTGCGTCAGATATTGCAACGTTCCTTCAAGAGTCTGTTTCAAATCGTCAGAAGCGTCTTGATGAATATGAGATTCCAGGAACATTCTCTAAACTGTATACCGTCTGTCGCTTCCACGGTGATATTACTACGGTCACTCAGTTTGCAGTAAATGTTCTTAAATGGGCACAGGGCAGGTTTATCAATGACCTCCAACGTGGCGGCGAGGAGTTTATTCAGCAGCTCAAGGACAAAGACTACCAGCTCAACTATCTCAATAAATACATTGAGGACATGAGCGATTACGTTATGGGTAGAGCAATTAGCGTCATTGGTGACGGAATTACCCAAGCAATCAATCAAAGTGAGGGCGATGTATTTACGTTCTCGCGTGAGTGTAGTGATAAAATTCCTCAGCAGCTTGCTGACCCCGCTGGCAATGCGCAGCAATCAGCCATTGCAAAGGCACTTCGAGGTAGTAAAGATTTGCAAAGTTTGCCAGAGATTTTCGAACAGGTATTTGGTATTCCTTGCGTACTTGCATAAATCAATATAGATAACAAAAAATCCCCCGCAGTTTTGCGGGGTATTTTATTAGTTCTTATAGTTTACGATTAGTTAGCACCATCGTAAATTGCAACCTCGGACTCCTCAATTCCACGAGGGGTTGCCTTACCGCCCTCTTGAATCATCTTAATAAGAGCCTGCATAGCTTCCTCACGAGAACCGTACTCACCGTCATAACCATAAGAGGTACGGTAAACCTCGTTGGTGTCTGGGTTCCAAGCGGAGAGAATGTGCTTGTAACCAAGGAGCTTTGGAGTGTTTGGAACTGGTGCGGGAGCTGGGGTAGCTGCATGAGACTCAGCAGGTGCGTCCTGTGCTTCCTCGTACTCGTACTCGTACTCTGGCTTCTCTGGAGCTGCTGGCTGCTCAGTTGCGGCTGGCTTCTCCTCCTCTGGCTTAGTCTCCTCGACTGGCTTAGTTTCCTCTGGCTTAGGCTCCTCAACCTTTGGCTGAGTAATAGCTGGGGTAGATGGCTGAGTAGGGGCTGGAGCTGGAGCTGGCTGGTTAATTGCTACAATACCAGCAGCGGCACCGCCAGCAACAGCAACAGTTGCGACTGCCATACCAACCTTCTGAGCGATTGGAGCTGCCTTGATTGCAGAACCAATCTTTGCAATGCCCATGCGCTCGGAAAATGCGTTGGTTGCTTCAAGTGCCTTTCCGCTAAGCTCCTTTGGCTTGCCGAAAACCTGCTTAATAGCACCAGTAAACTTATTAGCTCTATAAATCCTCATAACAACTTCCTTTCTGTTCTGTGTTTCGTTGTTGAATATAGTATTACATACCGAAATTGTAATTGCAAGCGAGATTAGCTATCTTCACAATTTCTACACAATTAGCCATCACTGCACATAATCAGTTAGCAATATAAAATAACTATGTAAAAAGTTAGCCTTGGCTAACTTTTATTGTACCACACTAGACTGGGCGAATTGCCCAGTCTTTGTACGCCTAATCCTTTACAAAGCCAAAGCCCTTCATAACCGCGTCAATGAGTTCCTCAGTCCAAACAACGTTATCTCGAATCTCACCATCGGAATCGCAAACTCGCTTTGCAAGTTCATCATCGCACTTGAGATTGTCATACGTATCAAGATACTTATTGAAAAAATCTGTTGCGGAATAATTGTCGTTTCTCCCGACCGTTACATCGCCTGGCTCGTCACCATAGCCATCTTCCCAACTGTAATTTTCAATACCATAGTCAAAAAGCGACATCATGAGACTATCGGCATCAAAGTAGCCGTAATTTATATACTCGTCTTCACTAATATGTTTAGCACAAGCATCATACAAATCTCGATGATATGTCAATACCTTAAATACGTCGTCTCCGCAACAACCAAGAACCGTCACATTGAGTTTATCGGGGAGTTCAATGCACTCGTGACCGCGAATGACCTCATAAGTACGGTAATTGAGACTACAATATGCCTTAGTATCTTTGAACACCTTGTCAAGGTCAACCTTAGAATAATTGTCGTGCATAGTAACAGACACATTACCGAACAGCCTAATGACCTGTGGCAGACGCGCTAAAATATCACCTTCATTAAGCATAGTTGGTGAAGTCGTCTGAACACTAAACTCCGAAACGACCTTATAACCGCCGTCAATTCGCTCAATATTTGTAGTTACTAATGCATCAACGAGTGTGAAGTTGACGTATAGGACGTTTGTATGGTTAAACGTATCGTAAACATAACGCTCGCCGCAAATAATTCTCATGCAAGCAACTTCTTTAGGGTCAATATAGCAACTGACCAATGGGTCACATAAGGCGGACTCCATGCAAGAAACGCTTGGCTCACCGCAGCACTCGCCAATGGCTCCATCACCGCCATGGGTGTTTCTGTACTCGTCTGTAACGTGCAACTCAGAATATAGCTTAACATCAAACATTTGCTCGTAAATAAATTTAGACATAATTGTTTCCTTTCGTTTGCTATCCAGTTTACATGAGCCGTGTGAATGTGTCAACAATTTTTTTTGAAAAAAAAGTTAGCTTAGGTTAACTTTTATGGGTAAAAGAAAGAATCCTCCAGGGATTACCCTAGAGGATTCAATCTTAAAATCGTCCTGCAAGTTGTGTACGTCTACGGTAATGCAGAAGTTGGCAAGACAACCTTTGCTAAACGACTGTAGGCACGTATAAATATACCACAAATCGAGTATATGTATACTGAGAATTTTAATTTTTTTTGAAAAGTTAGACTAGGTTAACTTTTATCAGTATATGAGAACTTAAATAAGAAAGAAGTTCCCAACTCAATGTTTGTAGGTGCTTTTGGGTCATCATATTATACTACAATGCGATGGTTAATACTTGACAGTGGTATGAGACACATAGTGTTTCATGTATACTTAGATAGTGATGTATCAAATAATATAGTGATGAAATTAAAAGAACTGGCTGAAGTTAGTGAAAATGCACTATATATCCATACAAATATATATGAAGGTGAAAAGGACTTTGGAGTACCTAAAGATAGAATACGTGATAATTGTAAACAGATAGTGAAAGTCGAGGTGGATTAATATGGGTCATCTTATACCATACTATATGCTATTGAATGCTGGACACACAGATGAGAAGAAGTGTGAAAATACTGAGTCTACTAAGTCTGATAAACCAGTAGAAAATAAAAGTATTACTTCAAGTAACACGA